GCAGAACAAATGAACGCATCTTATAAGAGATATCCTCAACCTGTAGACCAAGCTGGTGAAGCAACTGAAGATGGTGATTTGAAGTTGAAAAAGGGTTCTCAAAAATCCGAAAAGATTTTCAAACAATTGGAATCTAAAGAAGATAAGAAAACAAATCTTATGAATGAGCAGATTTCAAGAATGATGAATATCGTTGGATACAACCAAAAAACTCAATAATCTTTAATAATTTTAATTTTATATTAAATTCTCCATAGAGACCCTATGGAGAATTTTTATAATTGGATGTCCAAGCCACTCCCATTCAGTGAAGTTGATATATGGTTCAGTGTGCATAACATCATACCAGAAAGAGTTGAACTCTTTGGTGATATATTCAATTCTTTGGCGATTTTAATAATTGATACTTATTTTGGTGAGGAAAGTCACGAAACTAAAGTAATATTATCCAGCCACGATAAGAAGAACCATTTTGATTGGTGTTGGAGTAAAATGATAAAAGATTATGAAAAAGAAAATATATTAATTGACTCCGATGGTGAACACAAAGAATATTTGTGGAATTTCTTTCACGATAGTTTTTACTCACAATCTCAAATTGATTATCGGGAGGCAATTCCTGAATTTATTGAGGAGTTGTTTGATTTAAATAAACCGTTCGCAAAATCTGATTTAGATATTTTAACCGAATTATACAAAACATTACAAAATAAAGTAATTCATGTTGGTTAATCTATTGACGAGAGAACATAATCCACTATTTTTAATTTAAAATAATTTAAAATAATTTATGGAAACATTACAAAAAATTAAGGAAGCTTGTGAAACTCTATCTGTTGATTCAGAAAAGTTCTACAAAGGTAACAAGAGCGCTGGTACAAGAGCTCGTAAATCTGCTCAAGAACTTAAGAGTTTACTGCAACAATTGAGAGCTGAAATTTTGGAACATTCAAAAAAAGACTAATATGTTTAATACGGACACACTGTTCTTATTTATTTTTATTTTTTCTTTGTTGGTCCTATTCAAAAATTTCATTAAACTCATAGGTACCCTATTGGGGAAAGAAATTGATTTCTCCAGTAGGGACCTTTTGTTTTTTGGACTTTCCTTGAGTTATATTATCACTTATATTATTAGGACATGACACTTTATACAGTATTAAATCAGTTTGAAAATTTTTTCGTCGCAATAAGACGACTTGAGACCCATATTAGTTTGGATGTTAAATTTCCTGCTAACTGGTCAATGCCAAAGAGTACTACAACAGAATTTCAAGTAGTTCCTTTTGATTATAAGGAAGAAGGTTGGAGAGGAATGAGTTTTGTTTGTGAGTTTGATGAAAAGACTGTTCAGAAAAACGTTGAGATGATTCTCAAGGTGATTAAGTTGAACCGAGAAAGGGAAGAAAAAGAAAGACTATTTCATAATGTAGTTGCAGAGTTAAAAAAGACGTTTGAAAAAACTGATTTAAAACATTTACAAAATCTTTCAATTGGTTTTGATGAAACTGCGAATTTAAATGTTGAGACAGATGAACCACAGGGAGAGACTATTGGACTGGCTGAATAAGGAAAAACAAAAAGACCAAGCTGAGTTGATGAGGGAAAAGGAAAGATTTACTCAACAACTCATTCAAATGAAAAAAACTGATTTATTTCAAAAACCGAAAAATTCAATATGGAAAAGAATACAGAAGCTCCTTTGGGGGAATTAGAAAAATTAGCGTTGTTATCTGACGCAATCAATGACCTATTCCCAAATTATGATAGGATGATGGTTTTTGAATTAGATAAACCTGAATACGACAAAATCATAGGTCATTTCAGGGAGATTGATAGACATCACAAACAGTTCTTGATTGATATCTCAGGTGTTGAGTTTTACTTCATGTTGAAAAAAGAGGTTGAGGAAACTCCTAAGGAAGTTTCTGAAGAAGCTCCTGAGGAACCTACCGAGGAAAAGTAGTGTATTGTCTGTAAAGTAGTTTTTTATCAAACCCATTACTATTTAAAAAATCTATTAAGTATTTTTTCTGAGCCGTTGATGTGTCTTTTACAATAAGACAGTCTTTCTTTTGCGAATTTATAAAGTGTTCGGTAAGACAATCAAGTAATCTTGATGTCTCAGATGGTGACTTAGTTGTGAATACTGAAAAATTATCATCTTTTTGTATGATAACTTTATTGTGTAGTGAGTTAATCATTTTTAGACCGTCACCATTTAGATGTTTTGAAATTAATTGAGCTACTGTAACCTTCTTTTTGTTTTTAATGTCGTAAATCGTTTCTTCTTGATTGTATACGGACACCTTAATTAGTCCCCATTTATTATCAATCAATTGTATTTTAACATTTCTACCAAATTCATCGGTGGTGTATTGTGGAATATCAGACTTGTAACCATCTTGTAGGATACCCAATTCAAATTTACATTCAACAGTACCTTCAATTTGTTTTGGGAAGATAACTTTGTCAGATTCTTCCATTAATAAATTAAAAAAGTTTTCACAATTTTTGAAATTGTTAAACTTCTTTATTATCTTTTTTTTAACCTTATCTTTGAAAAGAACTATTTGATACTTTGGATTTACTAACATGAAAGATTACTATGAAATATTAGGCGTACAGGAAAATGCCACTGATGAAGAACTTAAACGTGCTTATAGAAAATTGTCTAAACAATACCATCCTGATGTTAATCCTGAGGGTGGTGAAAAATTTCGTGAAATAGCCGAAGCCTACGACGTTCTTTCAGACCCCACTAAAAAGAATAACTACTTAAGCCAAAAAAACAACCCATTTAATGGAACTGAATTTGAGGATTTCTTTAAAAACATGTTTAGTGGGGGTCAAAGACCACAAGGTCCGAGAAAAAATGCCGATAAGATTGTCAAACTAAACGTCACACCGATAGATTCATATAAGGGTATGGATAAAGACTTAAACTTCCAACGAAACCATCCGTGTGGTGATTGTGGGGGTAATGGTGGTGATAGAGTCACTTGTCATCACTGTCAAGGTCAAGGATTCACTACTCAAGTCATGGGTTCAGGATTCTTACAACAAGTTGTTAGACGTGGATGTGGACACTGTGGCGCAACAGGTTCAATTCTAACAAAATATTGTAATTCATGTAGTGGTGTAGGTACCAAACCAAAATTTGAAACCATAAAAATTACTATCCCAAAGAATGTTGATGATGGGCAGTTCCTACGCATTTCTCAAAAGGGTGATTTCTCATATGGTTTCTATGGTGATTTGATAATTCAAGTGGTTATGGACAATACAAAAGAGTTTCAAAAGATGGGTAATGATTTGATTTATAATTTAGAGTTCAATTATGATGAGCTTAAAAATGATGTATATCATATCCCACACCCTGATGGTGATATTAAAATTCCGTCACCAAATGAATTTGATACAAACAAACCTTTAAGACTTAAAGGGAAAGGTTATCCAACAGGGGATATGTATGTTAAATTAAGAGTTAAGTTCAACAAATCTGATTTGAAATCTAATTGAGGGTATTTATGATTGTATGAAAACAATCAACGAGGGTTCCAAAAGAGTTAAGTTAAATCAAAGAACCATATCCGACATCAAAAATGTTATTGATGTTATTTGGAAAGACTATGAAGACTTGGATGATGAAAATCCGTTGAAAGGTACGATTTATGTCAATGACCCATCAGGTGCTGAGTTTGATATACCGGTATATTATTTAAGTGACTTTAGTGAACAGGGTGCTGTTTTCCAACAAGACCAAACCAAACCACGTTCTTTGGATAATCTTTTTATGATTGTCAATCCTGATAAAGTTTTAATACCAAATAAGAAGTCCCTATACAATGTAATCTATCACGAAATTCAACACATGATTGATTTGAACACAACTCTTTATTTAAACCCTAAACAAATAGAGAAATATAAAAGTGCTGGTAGTGATGAATATTGGGGGCACGACTTTGAATTCAGGGCATACACCAACGAAATTTTAGAAGGGATTGTCAATGAGTATAAAAGTCTTTTAGGTGTTAAAACAAAGGAAGAAATATTGAACAGTTTAAAATCTTTAGTGAAATATTTTGCTGTTGAAGGTGAAGCTGACGAGACTGCTAAAAATGTTCTGTTAGATATTTCATCAGAATCTTTAGGTGAGGAGTTACCACATGTAATTCAAGTTTTAATGCTTCTCAAGGCAAATAACCCTGAAATGTGGGGGGAATTCCTTAAGATGTTATATTCAACCGTAATTGAAATTGCTACAGATATTAAAAATTATAAGTCTGGTGATGAACTTAAAGAAGAAAGTAAGTTCAAGAAACCAAGAAAGTATGATAAGTCATATTGTGAAAAAACCCCATGTGGTTCCATGGGGTTTAGTCAAAAAGCTTCTTGTAGACCCTACAAGAATTGCTACAAGTAATTACCTTGGAGCGTTTCTTATCTTTAAATAATCCGATTTAGTAATGGTTGTTCGTGAAACTATCACGTAATTATCACCATCTTTTTCAACCCAACGTTCTCTGTGAATTGGTCGCACTTCTGATACAACTTCTGTATTGTTGTTTCTTCTGTGTTTCTTCTTTCCTTTCCCGTCCTGAGCGAATGATGGTAACATAATTAATCCCATCATCAAAACCAAAAATAACTTTTTCATATGTAAATATTGTTTGTGGTTTATGGAAAGTGTTAACACTCTCTTAACATAAATATAACATTTACCACACATAAGACAAGTCAGATGAAAAATTTAACATTGGAAACTTGCTTTGTTGTGATTATGACCTACATTTGTATTAAAGTAATAAATCTCTTATATTTTAAAATATGTTATCATATATTGGTGGAAAAAGTAAGATAGGTAAATGGATTGTTGGGGAGTACCCACAGGACATGGAAACCTATGTAGAAACATTCGGAGGAATGTTTTGGTGTTTTTATAATATGGATTTGAGTAAGTTTCCAAATCTTAAGACAGTGGTGTATAATGATTTTAATCCACTAAATCATAATCTATTTAACTGTCTTCAAAACCCAACAGAACTACTCAAGGCAATAAACTCAATACCCTGTCAGGAATTTGGTATTGAAAAAACACCTGAATTATACCCAATTTTATTCAAGAACTACCAACAAACACTTTTTAGTAGTGATTTAAAATTGAAGACACCTGATTATATGATAGCGGCACAGTATGCATATATTCTAACTCAGGTCTTTAGTGGTTCCAAACCTGAATCAAGTTCTTATATTGACCTAAAGGGTAAATACAAGTCCAAATATCTTACCTTCCGTGACAAACTAATCAACCCAAAATGGTTGGATAAGTTTATTAGAATAACTAACTTTGAAAACATGGACTTTGCAGATGTGATTACTAAGTATGATTCACCAACTACCTACATTTATTTGGACCCACCATATTGGAAGACTGAGAACTATTATTCAAATCATGACTTTGACCGTGAGGACCATGAACGACTTGCAAACGTATTACATAATGTGACGGGTAAGTTTTCGTTATCGTATTATGATTTTGAATTACTACATCAGTGGTTTCCTGAAGACCAATATAGATGGGTTAAAAAAGAGTTTGTTAAAGCAGCTGCCGCTAAGAAAGGTAAGACCCAAAACATGGGGGAAGAGTTATTGATAATGAATTATTAATATTTCTTGAGTTATTGTGTATTTATAGATAAACATATAAAGATGAAATTCACGTCTGTATTAAAGGAGATTATTTTAGAACAATCAAGATTTGAAGTCTTGATGGACAAATTTGTAAAACCAAAGAAAAAAGGGGAAAAGGTTATTGCTCCAAAAATGAAAAAAGAGGAGCTTTACAAACTTATTAATGCCGACCCAACATCAAGGTTGAATAATGTTGATTTGGACAATGCAACTAAAGAAGACTTGGAAAAGGTTAAAGTTGGTGAATACACACCATGGTTAATCAAACAATATTTAAATCCAACAACAGAACGTGCATTTGGTGATTATGGATATGACCAAGAAGTGAAGGTCATGAAAGACCGTTTCATGGAAGACCTTTATAAGGTTACGGATGACTTGAAAAAGTTTAATAGATTCAAGGGTAGACTTCCTGTTGAACAGAGAGATATTAATAAATTAAGTACAGATGCATTATATGATGCAGTTAAGGACTTTGATTTAACGTTGGCGACAACAACAAAGGCTGAGAGAAAGAGTCTTCCTGTTCACCCTGGTGCTGACTCAAGTTATGATGGTGAGACATGGAAAGTCGTAAAAATTGAAGATAAAGGTGAAAGAGGTAAAGAAGCTGCATGTTTCTATGGTGGTAATCAACAAGAGACAAGATGGTGTACTTCCGCACCTGGTTTGAGTTGGTTTAACAACTACATCAAGGATGGACCTTTATATGTTGTGTATAATCCAAACGACCCTAAGATATCACCACAAACAGGATTACCTATTGAAAGGTATCAATTCCACTTCCCTTCTAATCAATTCATGGATAAAGATGATAGAAGTGTTAATTTGGTGGACTTATTGAACGGTCCTATGGCGGAACTTAAACAATACTTCAAACCTGAATTTGCAAAAGGTTTGACGGCAGGTTCTGGTAAAGATTTGAAGATTGATGGTTTTGGTTCAGGTTCTGTTGGTAAATTTGTTGGTCTTTATGGGTTAGAAGAATTGTTTAATTCATTACCTGATAGTTTGGAACAAATCAAAATTAAAAATAGAGACAACGCTGGTACAATCATTAATATTCCACCTTCAATTACAAGGTTCAAAAATCTTAAACACTTGGTGTTGGTAAATTGTATTAATAATGTACCTGATTATATTTGTCAGTTGAACAACTTGAATATTTTAGGTGTTATGAGTAACCCTCAACTAACAAGTTTACCTGAATGTTTAGGAACAATGGAAAACTTGGAATTCATTAACTTCAAGGACACAGGAGCATCCGCACCAAAGTCATTAGAATCTAATGGTTGGTCTGAAATGGAAACTGGTATGTGGGATAAGTTCTCACAAGATGATGAAGTATAATAATTAGATTAGTTTTATCTGACTATTTATTAATGTAAACTTTCAATTTTATGAAATTCTATGAAATTTTAAAAAACGTTATTCTTGAAGATGCAAGAATAGACGTTTTATCTAATAAATTTTTGAAACCCATAAAAGGAAAGGAATCTTTATTAACAGCGGAAGAACTTTTTGCACTTGCCGTGGCAGACCCCTTGACTAAAGTTGAAGAAGGTGTTGACATTGACAATTTTGATGGTGATTGGTCAAGTTTTAAAAAAACGGGTCCGTATGTTCAATGGATTATTAAACAATATCTTAACCTTAAACCTACAGATGAAGATGGTCAAATTATTGAACCAAATAGTAAATTGTATAAAGAACAATTAAAAAAGACTAAACGATTATTTTGGGAGGACTTAATAAAGGTTACACAAAATTTGAGGAAGTTTGATAGGTTCAAAAATAGATTAGATGTTGAATTTAGGAATATTGATAAGTTATCTATAGATACATTAGAAAACTTAGTCTCAAGTTTTTCTTTAGAGAAAGAAAAAGCCACAAGAGATGAAAAGAAAGTCGCCTCAAGAACATATGAACATCCTGGTGCTGATGTTGTTTATAGAGGACCGAAGTGGACTATCGTTAAAATTTCACGTGGTGATGAATTAGGTCGAGATGCCGCATGTTATTATGGCGGAAATATGTTAGGACCTGGTCAGGGTGAAACAGATTGGTGCACATCATCTCCGGGTTATGATAGAAATTTTAAATATTATATTAGTAAAGGTCCACTTTTTGTTATTATTCCTAACCAACCAAGAATTTTTGGTGGTTTCGGAGATGAAGTTGGTAGAGTAAGTGGACTTTCAGGGGAAAGATACCAATTCCATTTTCCTGACCAACAATTTATGGATGCTGATGATGACCAAATTAATTTACATTCTTTCTTCAAAGAAAATCCTGAACTTAAAGAATTTTTTAAGCCTGAATTTGCAAAATCTTTAGTTGTTGGTTCGGGTAGGGACCTAAAGATTGACGGTTTTAATTCCGGTATAGTTGGTAAATTTGTGAGTATTTTTGGATTAGAAGAACTATTTAATTCTTTACCTGAAACTTTGGAACAAATTAAAATTAAAAATAGAGACAGTGACGCTATCATTAACATTCCATCTTCAATTACAAGATTTCAAAACCTTAAACATTTAGTGTTAGTAAATTGTGTTGATTCTATACCCGATTATGTTTGTCAGTTAAGTAAGTTAAACATTTTGGGTGTTATGGATAACCCTAAATTGACAAGTTTACCTGAATGTTTGGCGACTATGGAAAGTTTGGAATTTATCAACTTTAAGAATACTGGGGTATCATCGGCTCCTAAGTCATTGGAAGCTAATGGTTGGTCTGAAATGGAAACGGGTATGTGGGACAAGTTCTCACAAGATGATGAAACTTTATAATTGATTTTTTACTATGAACGTCGATGTTCAAATCTATTTATCAGAATTCAAAAGGTTCTTCAATCAGAACCCTGATGACTTGGCAAATCTTATTCCTTTGAATCTAAAGGATGATTTTTATGAAAAGGTTAGGGAGGTTGCAGATTCCAACGCTGAAGAAGGTAAAGAAATATCCCTTACTCAAAAACAACTTATTGACATTTGTGTGATGATTAATGGTGGTTCTAAGAAGAAATCAAAAATTGAGTCATTCATACTTGAAACAAAATTCGGAAATATTTTTCTAAACTAAGTTTTTCATTTAATTTTTTTCATTATCTTTGTTAGGTGTTGGATATGGCACTTTTTTAAGATGGATAGAAAAGTTATTTTTTCAGATTTACGTAAAACATATTGGGTTGGGTTACACCAAGAATCCAATACATATCCGATATCGTCAAAACGTTATGGTAAGGATGGAAAGCTGTTATTCAGAACGGCTCAAGAATATAATGACGACGAGGAGATGTATGTAAAACACTTTGCCGACCCTATGGCGAGTGTGAGTTGTCATACGAAGACTTTTTATATTGAAAGAGTGGGTGATAAGTTATCCATTAAGATGTATGAAAAATTCAAAACCCGAACAAGGGGTACATCTTATTTTAAGGAAAAGAAACACATGTGGTTTATTACTGTAAATTTGGTTACAGGTGATTTCTACCAAGGAAAGTTATTGAACTACCAAAACAAAATAAAACGAACTAAACATATAAGAAGAAATTGTTTTTACGATGCAACAGTCTCTTTTTTACCTGGTATTCTTTCGGATTTCTTTTTTCCTTATATTAAAGATAAAGATGAAAGAAATGAATATATTGATTACTTGTTAAACATATTCAAGTATGAAATGATTACCCATATGGAAAGTAGAACTTTCTTACCATCCAGTCCCATTCATTTGTTGTATATTTTTTATCTGACAAAAAAGGGTATAAAATACCCTAACAATGTAAATTTGTTTACCTCGGGTCACGGAAAACTTGATTTCCTACCAACGATGAAGGAGTTTAAGAAAACAAAGATGAAGTATGTGGATGCCTTTATGCTCCGTAATAATCTTAAAGGTGATAAAGTTAAAAAAGTTCTACATAAAATATCATTTGTAAATTTGGGTTGGTATAGAATTGCTATAAATTTATTTGGTACCGAATGGATTCATCAGGACGATGAATTATTAACGGAATTATTTAATAATCAACACCAGATTAGCAGTAGTGAAACAAATATCAGTATTTCTAACTGGTCAATTGGTGAAAAGAAAAGGTGTTTTGATATGTTTAAAAAATTTATATGGAGTAAGACATCTTTCAGTACCTTTGTTGACCATATCAAATTATTGAACTACCTCAAAGAAGTTGGTGAAGATGTAAAATGGGAAAGTAAAAACATTGTTGACTTTTCACAAGAACATCAATTTTTGTCTGAACTGAAACAATCTTATGTTATTGGTAAATTCACACGAATCTATTCTGATGGATTTTTAAATGAATTCAAATCGTTTGAAATTAACGGTGAGAAGTATCACCCTAAAGTATTATTAACTACTGACGATTTCAATGAGGAGAGTTCTCATCAATATAACTGCGTCAGAGGGTATGTTGATAAAACATCTTCTTTTGTATTATCATTAAGAAAAGGTGATGAAAGGGCTACGGTAGAATACGAAGTTTCAATAACTCATGGAAAATATCTTATGAAAAGAGTTCAATACTTGGCAAAATACAATAAGAACTTGGATGAGTGTTGGAACGAAGCCTTAAACTTTGTGGATGACATGGTAAACAAAAACCTCCGTAAATTTGTTTTTATTATGGGTTTGAAAAAAGAAACCAAATCAAAAACATATCAGTATAAATTAAAACCAAATGAGAATGGTTTTGGGTTTAAGTGGGTAGATGATAATGGTTTTGAAATGGATAGAAATTCATCTTCATTTTTTGATTTTTTAATTTAACTTTAAAACTATGTTTCCAAAACACCATTTCGTTGTACGAAAAATTGAAGAGTCTACCGGTAAAATATTTTCGGTAATAAGAAGTATAGATTGTGGTTTACCAAATACAGACAGTGGTAAAATTACCTGTCTTTATTTTGATAAGGTTCACACTTCAGAGGAATATCGTGAGATTGTTTACAAGACCATCAACGGATTTATATTACATTACGAAAGAGGTGGGGGTCCAACATATACTATGGATATTTATTTTTATCCTGAACAAACAACAGACGTAAACTTCTTTATTAAAAGTCTAACAACTAAAAAAAATACAAATATTTAAAATTATGAAACAACTTACAGCAGAAGAGATTAGAGAAAAGATTTCAAACAAAGAGACTTTCTTTTTGGACATGTATGCCACTTGGTGTGGGCCGTGTAAAGTATTAATGGGAAATATGCAAAAACTTGCAGACAGTGGTCAAGAACTCCCAATGGAGATGTTCAAATATGATGTGGATTCAGACCGTGAACTAACATCAGAGATGGGAATCCGTTCTGTACCTACAGTAAAAATTTTCAAAGATGGTGAAGTAGTTAAAACCAATTCAGGAGTTTTGACACAACAACAGATAATGGAACTTATGGAACAGTATTAATGACCACGGTTGTTGTTTATACTATGAAGGGATGTCCTTTCTGCACGGAGTTTAAGGACATGCTCAAAGAAAACAAAATTAGATTCATTGACCGAGACATTGACAAATACTCTGATGAATATAATTTGTTTGTTGAAGCGACTGAAAATGATTACATACCCGCACTTATGATTATTAAAGATGGTGGTGAAAAACGTAAATCATTTTTATATGCTCCCGAAAGAGATTATAATGAGCTCACCGAGGCATTAGACATAGTAAAAAAACATTTAATAAAATAATTGAAGGATGGGTGACCATCCTTTTTTATTTTAATGGTTTTTTCTTGATTTGTTTTAAAACTCCTTGTATTTATAGAGAGTATAAAATCCAAATATGCCTAAAAATATTACTATTTATCCCGAGGGGGATGGTTCAAGTATAACAGTTCCTTATTTTTATTTTGATGGTGGAACAGCATCAATGACAGGTCGTGTGGTTGCCACAGGTGGTTCAACAACAAGTTTCCAATGGATTGTCGGAGTTAACACAATATTCAAATTATCTGATACCGAATTTACTATTAGAAATCTTAACGTTACGGATAATTTATCTGTTAATGGTGTTCAAGTTTTAAATGGTACTAAAGGATGGGTAGGTCCAACTACAAATATTGTTGGAGCTCAAGGCGCTACGGGTAATACTGGTGCTCAGGGTAATACAGGTAATATTGGTGCTCAGGGTAATGTGGGTAATACAGGTGCTCAAGGAAACGTTGGTGCTCAAGGTGCTCAAGGCAATACAGGACACACAGGTGCTCAAGGAGCTACGGGTAATACAGGTGCTCAAGGTAACATTGGTAATACAGGTGCTCAAGGAGCCGTAGGAAATACAGGTGCTCAAGGTAATACCGGAGCACAGGGTGCAACAGGTAATATTGGGCCAACAGGTGCGGTAGGACCAACGGGTGCACAGGGTAATATCGGGGCTCAAGGAGCTCAAGGACTTACAGGAGCTCAAGGACCAACGGGTGCACAGGGTAACATAGGTGCTCAAGGTAACACAGGTGCTCAAGGAGCTGCAGGTAATACAGGTGCTCAAGGAGCTATAGGTGCTCAAGGTAAAATTGGTAACCAAGGTGCTCAAGGAGACCAAGGGGCTCAAGGTAAACAAGGTTCTACGGGCAATACAGGAGCTCAAGGTTCTACGGGTAATACGGGTGCACAAGGTAATACAGGTGCACAAGGACCTATTGGTCCTCCAGGTGCTCAGGGTAATACAGGTGCTCAGGGTAATACAGGTGCTCAGGGTAATACAGGTGCTCAAGGAGCCACGGGTAATACCGGTGCTCAAGGGGCTCAAGGTAATACAGGACATACAGGTGCTCAGGGAGCTACGGGTAATACTGGTGCACAAGGGGCTCAAGGTAACACGGGACATACAGGAGCACAAGGAGCCACGGGTAATACGGGTGCACAAGGTAATATAGGTGCACAAGGTGCTGTAGGACCAACAGGTGCTACAGGACCAACGGGTTCACAAGGTAATACAGGTGCTCAAGGTGCTTTAGGACCACAAGGAAATACGGGGCCACAAGGTGCTCAAGGACCACAAGGGGCTCAAGGTAATACAGGAGCTCAAGGAGCGACTGGTAACACCGGTGTATTTGGTAATGAAGGTGCTCAAGGAGCGGTGGGACTTCAAGGTAATGTAGGTAACGTTGGTGCTCAAGGTAATATAGGTGCTCAAGGTAATCTTGGACCCACAGGGAATATAGGGCCAACAGGTTCTCAAGGTTCAACGGGTGCTCAAGGTAATACAGGTGCACAAGGTAATATAGGACCACAAGGTGCTCAAGGTAATACCGGTGCTCAAGGTAACCTTGGACCGACAGGAAATATAGGGCCAACAGGTTCTCAAGGTAATACAGGAAGCCAAGGGTCAATTGGCCCACAAGGACCTAAAGGTCCACAAGGAGCTCAAGGACCAACGGGTGCTCAAGGTAATATCGGACCACAAGGTGCCATCGGACCACAAGGTTCTCAAGGTTCAACGGGTGCTCAAGGTAATATTGGACCACAAGGTGCAACAGGACCAACAGGTTCTCAAGGTTCAACAGGTGCTCAAGGTAATATTGGACCACAAGGTGCTACGGGACCACAAGGTGCAACAGGAAACACGGGTGCAACAGGAAACACGGGTGCTCAAGGTGCAACAGGAAACACAGGTGCACAAGGTGCTCAGGGTGGTACGGGGTCTATTGGACCTCAAGGAGCCACGGGACCACAAGGTTCTCAAGGTTCAACAGGTGCTCAAGGACCAATAGGACCACAAGGTGCTACAGGACCTACAGGTGTATTTGGTAATGAAGGAGCTCAAGGAGCGGTAGGACCACAAGGTGCAACAGGACTTCAAGGTTCCACGGGTGCTCAAGGTAATACAGGTGCCATAGGACCACAGGGTTCTACAGGAGCTCAAGGTTCTCAAGGTGGTGCCGGTGCAACAGGACATACAGGTGCTCAAGGTGCCACAGGAAATACGGGAGCTCAAGGTAATACGGGAGCTCAAGGTAATATAGGTCCGACAGGTGCTACAGGACCTGTAGGTTCACAAGGTAACACAGGTGCTCAAGGACACACCGGTGCACAAGGTGCTATTGGTGGAGGAGGTTCCACAGGAGCTCAGGGTGCTACAGGTCATTCAGGTGCACAAGGTGCTATTGGTGGAGGAGGTTCCACAGGAGCTCAGGGCGCTACAGGTCATTCAGGAGCTCAAGGTAATACAGGTAATACCGGGGCACAAGGACCTCAAGGTGCTACGGGTAATATAGGACCTCAAGGTAATACAGGTAATACCGGAGCACAAGGTAATGCAGGTGCTACGGGTAATATAGGACCTCAAGGTTCCACGGGTGCTCAGGGTTCTCAAGGTGGTGTAGGTTCTGTAGGTGCGGTTGGTCCCACAGGTGGTGGAGGTGACACAGGTTCACAAGGTGCTCAAGGTGGTAAAGGACCTACAGGTAATACTGGTAATCTTGGACCTCAAGGTAGTACAGGTGCTCAAGGTGCTCAAGGAGGTTTTGGACCAACAGGAGGACAAGGTTCTCAAGGAGGTACAGGAATTAGTCCTGGTGCTCAAGGTGCTACCGGAGGACAAGGCGCTCAAGGTCCTGACGGATTGCCGTCGCAAGGTTCTCAAGGGGCTCAAGGTGTGAATGGTAGTGTTGGTAATACAGGAGCTCAAGGGGCTCAAGGTGGTACGGGTATTCCTGGTTCACCTGGTGCACAAGGGGCTCAAGGACAAACAGGAGGTCAAGGTCTTCAAGGAGCCCAAGGTGCAACAGGTACACAAGGTCCTCAAGGAGCTCAAGGTGCTCAAGGAGCGACAGGGCCTCCAGCAGCACCTGCGTGTTATGATGTTGGTTTTGTTGGATTATTTCCAGATTGTGATTTTCTAGCGCCGATGGGAATGCCAAATGTTTACTCGAATGTGATGATGCCTAACTGTACCTCAAATGATAAAGTTTATGATATAGATGACTGTTCTGGTTGTGATAGTCTTATTAATTTGGTAATAGCGGAGTATCAAGCCACTGTAGATGTAACTTGTACGTTGGTATGTTGTTTCTCAGATTTAAGACTTAAAAATGAAGTTATAACTTTAGAGGGCTCATTAACAAAATTGATGATGTTACAACCTGTTGAGTTTGATTGGACAGAAAATACTCCTGAATATGATTATTACCTTCAAAATAACAAAACACACTCTTTAGGATTTGTTGCTCAACAAGTTAGAGAACACATCCCTGAAGTGGTAAGAATGAGAGAAAATGGATATTACTATATCCTTTATCCGCAACTTAATGCATATTTAGTGGAAGGTATTAAAGAACATCAAAATAACATTGCATCTGTTGATGAAAGATTAACTATGTTAGAGGAATATATTGAGAATTACTAATGGCTAATGATATTATAATATACCCTTCAGGTAACACCTTTTCAGGTGGTGTACCTTTTATTATTTATGAGGATGCCACTGGTAATCAGTTGGTTCAAAAAGTTAATGCTAATGGTGATTTAACATTTTCATCATCCACAGATTCTTCTGTAGGTAGTATTGGTACTCAAGCAGTCACTTCTAAAGGTTTTTCTGTTAATGACCTAAGTAGTGGTGAAGGTATTTACGCGTGGGATGGTAGTTCTACATATGTTCAGATTATTAACTACCTTGGAGAATGGATAGGTTCACAAGCCAATATTAAAGGAGCTCAAGGAGCTCAAGGTACACAAGGACCAACAGGAGCTCAAGGTACACAAGGACCCCAAGGAGCACAAGGGGCTCAAGGTTCTCAGGGAGGACAAGGTGCTCAAGGTACACAAGGTGGACAGGGAGCCCAAGGGGCTAACACAGGTGCTCAAGGAGCTCAGGGTACACAAGGTGCTCAAGGTGCACAGGGCGCTAGTACGGGAGCTCAAGGTAATACAGGTGCTCAGGGAGCTCAAGGTGCACAAGGTACTCAAGGTGCTCAAAGTTCAGTCCAAGGTGCTCAAGGAAAAACGGGTGCCCAAGGTGCTCAAGGAACTCAAGGTGCTAACAGTTCCACACAAGGTGCTCAAGGTAATACAGGTGCCCAAGGTGCTCAGGGTGCCCAAGGTGCTCAAGGTGCTAGCACGGGTGCTCAAGGTAATACAGGTGCCCAAGGTGCCCAAGGTAGTCAAGGAACTGCGAGTATTGTAATCGGACCAACAGGTGCACAAGGTTCTCAAGGACCAACAGGTGCTCAGGGAGCTCAAGGTGCGAGTACAGGAGCTCAAGGTAGTACAGGTGCACAAGGAGCCCAAGGTACTCAGGGTAGTACGGATGATACTCCTGGTGCTCAAGGTGGGCAAGGTTCACAAGGTGGACAAGGAGCTCAAGGAGCTCAAGGTGCTAGTACGGGAGCTCAAGGAGCTCAGGGAGCTCAAGGACCAACAGGTTCCCAAGGTGCTCAGGGTGCTAATACAGGTGCTCAAGGTGCTCAAGGTGCTCAAGGACCTAAAGGAGCTCAAGGTGCTCAGGGAGCTAACACAGGAGCTCAAGGGGCTCAAGGAGCCCAAGGTGCTCAAGGTTCTGTGGGTGCTCAAAGTAGTGTCACAGGTGCTCAAGGTGCTACAGGAAACACGGGTGCTCAAGGTGCTCAAGGAGCTCAAGGTGGTGTTACAGGTGCTCAAGGTAGTACGGGTGCTCAAGGTGCTCAAGGATTCCAAGGAGCTCAAGGTGCTAGTACAGGTGCTCAAGGAGCTATAGGTAAACAAGGTGCCCAAGGTGCTCAAGGAGCTCAAGGTGGTGTTACAGGTGCTCAAGGTAGTACGGGTGCTCAAGGAGCTCAAGGAGCTCAAGGAGCTCAAAGTTCCGTCCAAGGTGCTCAAGGTGCTACAGGTAATACAGGTGCTCAAGGAGCTCAAGGAGCTCAAGGAGCTTCTCAAGGTGCTCAAGGTAATACAGGTTCACAAGGAGCTCAAGGAGCTCAAGGTGCACAAAGTTCTGTACAGGGTGCCCAAGGTGCGACAGGTAATACAGGTGCCCAAGGTAATATAGGTGCTCAAGGAGGTACTGCGGGTGCTACGGGAGTTACAGGTGCTCAAGGAGGACAAGGAGCTCAAGGAGCTCAAGGTGGAACCACGGGAGCTCAAGGTGCCACAGGTAATACGGGAGCTCAAGGTGCTCAAGGAGCTCAAGGTGGAACCACGGGAGCTCAAGGTGCCACAGGTAATACGGGAGCTCAAGGTGCTCAAGGAGCTCAAGGTGGTGTTACAGGAGCTCAAGGTAGTACAGGAGCTCAAGGAGCTCAAGGAGCACAAGGGGCACAAGGAGCTAACACAGGAGCCCAAGGTGCTCAAGGAGCCCAAGGTACTCAAGGTAGTACAGGTGCTCAAGGAGGTAATACGGGCGCTCAAGGAGCTACAGGTAATACAGGTGCTCAAGGTACTCAAGGTCCTCAAGGAGGAGTTACAGGTGCTCAAGGTGCTGTTGGTAAACAAGGTTCTCAAGGAGCACAAGGTGCTCAAGGAGGACCTACAGGTGCTCAAGGAAGTACAGGTGCTCAGGGTTCACAAGGAAGTACTGGTGCTCAAAGTAGTGTGACAGGTGCTCAGGGTTCCCAAGGTGGTGGAGGTTCAACAGGTGCACAAGGAGCTCAAGGTGCTAATACAGGTGCTCAAGGTGGTCAAGGTGCTCAAGGTGGACAAGGTGCTCAGGGTGCTCAAAGTTCGGTTCAAGGTGACCAAGGAGCTACGGGTAAACAAGGTGCTCAGGGTTCACAAGGAGCTCAAGGGGCTAGTACAGGAGCTCAAGGTGCTACAGGTGCCCAAGGTGCTCAGGGAGCTCAAGGTGCTCAAGGGGCTAGTACAGGAGCTCAAGGTGCTACAGGTGCCCAAGGTGCTCAGGGTTCACAAGGAGCTCAAGGGGCTAGTACAGGTGCACAAGGAGGTCAAGGTTCTCAAGGAGGACAAGGTGCTCAAGGAGCTCAAAGTTCTGTACAAGGTGCACAAGGAGGTCAAGGTTCTCAAGGAGGACAAGGTGCTCAAGGAGCTCAAAGTAGTGTTACAGGTGCTCAGGGTTCACAAGGTGGTGGAGGTTCCACAGGAGCTCAAGGAGCTCAAGGTTCTACTCAAGGTGCAACAGGTGCTCAAGGTAATACAGGTGCTCAGGGAGCTAATAGTACAACTCAAGGAGCACAAGGTGCTCAGGGTGCTAATACAGGAGCTCAAGGAGCCCAAGGTGCTCAAGGTAGCGCGAGTTCTACTCAGGGTGCTCAAGGTGCTGCGGGAAATACAGGTTCCACGGGAAATACAGGAGCTCAAGGAACTATAGGTGCTGCAGGGTCAATTGGTCCACCAACGCCAGGCCCACAAGGTGCTCAAGGACCAAAAGGACCTGGAGGAGGACAAGGTTCACAAGGTGCTCAAGGTACAAAAGGACCGAGTGGTAACGGAGCTCAAGGTGCTGAGGGTTCTCAAGGTGCAAAAGGACCGAGTGGAGGTACAGGTGCTCAAGGTGGTAAAGGACCACAAGGTGCTCAAGGTGCCACAGGTGCTCAAGGACCACCGTCAGATGCCAGATATAAAACAAATATTAAACCTCTCACAAACGTTAGACAAAACATTGTTAGCATGAGAGGTGTTAAATTTGATTGGGTTGAGGACATTCCTCAATTATCAGATTATTTACCAGAGTACAGATATCTAATTACAGGTACGAATCTTGGATTTATTGCTCAAGAAATTGAAGAAAAATATCCAGATTTAGTTTGGACAGATAAATATGGTTATAAGAATTTACAATATGAACTATTGGTTTCGGTTGGTGTATCAGCATTAATTGAAAACCAAAAAAGAGTTGAAGTGTTGAATAATTTTCTTAAAGATTTAAGTACAAAAATAGGTGGCTAAGGATATCATTATATTACCAGGTAGTGCAACTGTTGAGTTGTATGATACAAATAATACTAAGGCAACTTGGGTTTACTCCAGTGCTGTACTTGATTGGAAAGTCAGTACTACTGTTTATTTTAAAGTTATTAATACCTCACCTAAATTTAGGTTGTTTTTTAACAATCTTTATGTTTTTAGTACTATTGCAACAACTGCAGGTACGGTAGTTAATAATGCTCTTTGGACGGGTACAGCAAATACCGGACCAACAGGAGCTCAGGGTGCTGCGGGAGCTCAGGGTTCTCAAGGTGCTGCGGGAGCTCAGGGTTCTCAAGGTGGTAAAGGTGCTCAAGGTAATGTTGGTTCACAAGGTGCAACAGGTAATGTTGGTTCTCAAGGAGGACAAGGTGCTCAAGGTGGAAAAGGACCTCAAGGTTCACAAGGTACTCAAGGAGGACAGGGTTCTCAAGGGGGACAAGGTTCACAAGGTGCTGTTGGTAGTGTAGGTTCACAAGGTACTCAGGGAGGACAGGGTTCACAAGGTACTCAAGGAGCACAAGGTACTCAGGGAGGACAGGGTTCACAAGGGGGACAAGGAGCTCAGGGTGCTCAAGGTTCTCAGGGTAATATAGGTTCACAAGGTTCTCAAGGAGGACAAGGAGCTCAGGGTGCTCAAGGTTCTCAAGGTAGTATAGGTGCTCAAGGTTCGGTAGGTGCGGATGGCGCTCAAGGTTCTCAAGGATTTTTAGGTCCTGTAGGTTCGCAAGGTGCTCAAGGAGGTCAAGGTGCTCAAGGAGGTCAAGGAAGCCAAGGAAGTCAAGGTAATGTAGGAGCTAAAGGCGCTCAGGGTGTTCAAGGTCCTATTGGAGCTCAAGGTACTACAGGTTCACAAGGTACTCAGGGAGGACAAGGTTCACAAGGTGCGGTTGGTTCACAAGGAGCAACAGGTAATCAAGGTGCTCAAGGGGGACAAGGTGCTCAAGGTGCGGTTGGTTCACAAGGAGCAACAGGTAATCAAGGTGCTCAAGGGGGACAAGGTTCGCAAGGTGCTATTGGAGCTCAAGGTTCTATTGGAGCTCAAGGTGCTCAAGGAGGACAAGGTGCTCAAGGTACTCAAGGAGGTCAAGGTTCACAAGGAGCTGTTGGCGCTCAAGGAGGACAGGGTACTCAAGGAGGTCAAGGTTCACAAGGTAGTCTTGGTTCACTTGGGGCTCAAGGAGGTCAAGGGGCTCAAGGTTCACAAGGTACTCAAGGAGGACAAGGAGGACAAGGTTCTCAAGGAGGACAGGGTGCTCAAGGAGGACAGGGTGCTCAAGGTAATATAGGTTCACAAGGTTCTCAAGGAGGTCAAGGTGTTCAGGGAACTCAGGGAGGACAAGGTGCTCAAGGTCCTGTAGGTTCTCAAGGAGGACAAGGAGCTCAAGGAACTCAAGGAACTCAAGGTAATATAGGTTCACAAGGAGCTCAAGGGGGTCAAGGAGTTCAAGGTTCTCAAGGAGGTCAAGGTGCTCAAGGAGGTCAAGGTGCTCAAGGAGGTCAAGGAGTACAGGGAGCTCAAGGTTCACAAGGTGCGGTTGGTTCACAAGGTTCTCAAGGAGGACAAGGTGCTCAGGGTACTCAAGGAGGACAGGGTTCTCAAGGTGCTACAGGTTCTCAAGGAGGACAAGGTGCTCAGGGTGTTCAAGGAGGGCAAGGTTCGCAAGGAGCGGTCGGTTCACAAGGAGGACAAGGTTCTCAAGGAGGACAAGGTTCTCAAGGTGCGGTTGGTTCCCAAGGAGCTCAGGGTGGACAAGGTTTCCAAGGAGCGACCGGTTCACAAGGAGCAACAGGTAATCAAGGGGCTCAAGGAGGACAAGGTTTCCAAGGTACTCAAGGTGGTCAGGGAGCTCAAGGTTCGATAGGTGGTGTTGGTAGTCAGGGTGCTCAAGGTTCACAAGGTACTCAAGGAGGACAAGGAGGACAAGGTTCTCAAGGAGGACAAGGAACTCAAGGAGGTCAAGGTTCTCAAGGTGGAGGTGGTGCTCAAGGTTCACAAGGAGGTCAAGGTTCTCAAGGTGGAGGTGGTTCCACAGGTGCTCAAGGTTCACAAGGTTCACAAGGAGGTCAAGGTTCTCAAGGTGGGACTGGTGGTGGAGGTGCTACAGGTTCTCAAGGTTCTCAAGGTGGTAAAGGTGCTCAAGGTTCACAAGGAGGACAAGGTGCTCAAGGTGCTCAGGGGTCTACAGGAGGACAAGGTTCACAAGGAGGACAAGGTTCACAAGGAGGTAAAGGTGACACAGGACCAACAGGAGGACAAGGTTCACAAGGAGGACAAGGTTCACAAGGAGGTAAAGGTGCCACAGGACCAACAGGAGGACAAGGTGCTCAAGGAGGAACTGGCGGTGGAGGTGCAACAGGTTCACAAGGAGCTCAAGGAGGACAAGGTTCGCAAGGTGGTGCTGGTGGTGGAGGTGCTACAGGTTCACAAGGAGCTCAGGGAGGACAAGGTTCGCAAGGTGGAGGTGGCTCTACAGGTGCTCAAGGTTCACAAGGTTCTCAAGGAGGTCAAGGTGCTCAAGGTACTCAAGGAGGACAAGGTTCACAAGGAGCTCAGGGAGGACAAGGTGCTCAGGGTACTCAAGGAGGACAAGGTTCTCAGGGTGGAGGTGGCTCAACAGGTGCTGCGGGTGGACAAGGAACTCAAGGACCACAAGGTGCTCAAGGACCACAAGGAGGACAAGGTGCTCAAGGTGCGGTTGGTACACAAGGTGCTCAAGGTTTTCCTTCTGAAGGTGCGGGTGCTCAAGGTGCTCAAGGTTTTCCAGGTACCGCACCTACAGGTTCCCAAGGTGCAACAGGTGCTCAAGGACCTGGTGCAGGTGGTGCTCAAGGACCTACAGGTGCTCAAGGAAAGGCAGGTTCTACTTTTGGTGCTCAAGGTGCTACAGGAGCACAAGGAGCCACGGGTAATACGGGTGCACAAGGTGCTACAGGACCTACAGGACCATCCGACATTAGATTAAAGACAAACATTGAACCTATTGAATCTGCACTTGAAAATTTAATTAAAATTCGTGGTGTTGAATTCTATTATAATTGGGATGATAAAGAAAAACTTGGACATAAAAACATTGGTTTTATTGCTCAAGAAGTTTTACCATATTTCCCTGAACTTGTATCTGGTAGTGAAGAAAAACACTACACCATGAAATACAAAGAGATGATTGCCGTGTGTATTGAAGCTTTAAAAGAGCAAGAAGTTATTATTAACTCAATTGAAGACAGAGCTCAAAAACTTGTAGTAAAGGCGAAAGAAAAAAGATTACTTTAAGAAATGTAATCGTTGTAAAGAGAATTAATATTTTCTTTAGTATCAGTCCAATCTGCATATTCAGGGACTCTAACTCTTAAACACTCATGAGTATCATCTATTATATCAATGATGTTACCCCAATACTCCAAGGTTCTATCTCTATATCTAAGATTATCCTCAAGATAATCTTTTACAATTGATTCCAAATTAATAAAAGGTATTTTAAATGCTTGGATAAATTTATTTTTATCAAAAGGGGATGGTGTTTGAGTCCATTCACCATTACCTTCAAATATAGAATCAAGTTCACCCCAAATAGATTTGTAGAGTTCATCTTCATATGCGGCATTATATGCACTCCAATATAAACTTATTAACTCACTGTCTAAATCATCGGGTAGGATTTCTTTTATAGAATCTTTATCATCTATTATTCTATTTAATGTTTCAGTATCTAAAGATACATATTCATCATGACCTTGTGACGATGCAATTTCTTCTAATAAATCTGTTGACGGTGTAATTCTTTCATCTTTCAATTCCTCTAATAATTTTTCAATTAAAGTTTGTTTGTTTTGGTCATTTAAATCATCAATTACGTTGTCATAGACATCTATTCCTGAATCCCAATAATCAGAACTATCATATTCTCCTGACAATATAGATTCTATTGTTTCACGACTAATATCTCTACTGTCACAATAAAGTTTGGATAAATCTCCCCTATCAGATGTTATAAAATACCATTTACCATCAATGTATTTCACATCGGATAATTTGTCTTCAATAAGTTTACGGAAAATTTCTGGTTTGTTATTAGAAACCCACAGAGTGTAATCGTTTTCATAATCGTTGTGATTATAATCATCGGCAATAATTTCATCAAATTTACCTCTTTTATCAGCATAATTAAAGAATGAGAATATATCGCCATTAAATGCTGTTTCAATTAGGTCGTAATCACCCTCGTTGAAATCTTTAATTGCTAAATCAATAAGTGCCATATTTTTATAAATACAAAAAAAGGGTAGATTTCTCCACCCTTCACTAAAAAACATCTCAGATTAGTTTATTTCTTTACGTAATACTTTTCTACTGTTCTTTTAATGGCATCTTTGATGTTTTCATTAACAGGTTGAGCCTGGGGTTTAACCACTGGCGCTTGAATCTGATTTGTGTTAGTGTTGTTTTTGTTTTTACAACCGCATCCCATGACTTTATTTAAATTAAAGGTTTATTGATTATAAATATAAACATATCCTAATATTTATCAATTGTAATGAGTTCAGAAGTAAATAATATCAGTGCAGAATTAAGAAGAGAGAAGGACCTGTGGAAATTAGGACCTGATTGTCCCAAAGAAGGATTAATGGCACATGCTTTATTTGACCATTTGGTGTATAGTAATGAGATAAATGCATTGGATGAAGAAGGTAAAGAAAGAAAAAAACAACTTGAGTTAAGAAAAAGTCAAATTGAGGATGAAATACAGAATGACACTCAAGGGTTAAAGACTAGTTTACAACAACAGTTAGAACAAATTGATGAAGAGTTATCTGAGTTTGATGATTATTACGATGTGTACGATATTACCCCAAAAAATGAAGAATTCTATAGTAATATGGAAATTTTTGAAACTTCATGGGACAATAGCCAATATGCAATAGGTAATGAAAGAGAATTAAAGTGGTCTGCTGAGGAATACGCCAAACAAATTATTGAAAGTGAGGGTATAAATTTTTTCTCAAAAAGTTTTCTTGAAAATTATATTGATGATGATAGTGTTCAAAGATATGCTGAGGACATGTACAATGATTTGATTTACCAAGACCCTGAAAGTTGGTTGGACGAGTCACAGAGAGAAACTTCATATGTTCAAGATAATGAAATAAAGTATTTAAATTATCAGATTGAAAAAGTTAAGGGTGAGATTGTTAATTTGCAACAATTAATGGAAAAGTCGCCAAGAGAATTACGTGGGGTATTTGAAAATAAAATATCCCAATTGGAAGATAATGCCATCTATGAGTTTGAGCAAAAGATAGAAGAAATAGAAGAAAGTCCTGAAGGTGATTTTCCTGATGATTTAATTAACCAAATAATTGAGGAGAGGGTAAATGATGTTATGGACGATAGTTTAAGTTTTATTAGGGAATGGGATTTAGAACTTTCAAACTTTATTAATGAAGATGAGTTAATTGAAGGGTGGATTGATAGTGATGGTTATGAGATAATGTCTCATTATGATGGCAAAGTTGATGAACAAAAAGTAGAGGGTGTTCTTTATTTTATCATAAGAGTTGAATAAATAAAATGGTGTTTTATTCTTATGTAAATGGCGAGGAAGAAAAAATCATTTAAATTAAATCCTGATTGGATGCTCTCGCAACCAATAGATTTTGAGTATAACAAATATACCTTACTTAATTACATTCAAAAATGTGAGGAAAATTTTGACGAGTTTAAAATTTATCCTGATTTTGTTGAGTTGGCACTTCACTTAGCGAATGTTCAATCTTTAGTTAAAGAAAAAAGGTTACTACAAACAAAAAAGAAATTTGAATCTTGTGATGATGAGATTCTCTTGAAAGAACTTCAACCACTTAAGTTACCCGAACTACAAGACAGTGATTTCAGTGAGTTAGAAAAGACATTGGTTTTTTCTGGTAACAGATTGATGGACACTTTTAATATTGGAAAGTCCATTTGGTCCATAGTATATGAATCAACAGCAATCAATCTAAAGAAAAACAAAGACAATATGGGGTTTGGTCACGGATACATCTATTACCCCAACAAAAGTAAGAAACAAGTATTTTTGTGGGAGTATTCAATTAGAAAGATGAAGAGAACCAAATCAGACGCCAAGATTTATTTTGATATGGTATGGAGTGGTGACCCCCAAGGTCAACGAGTTACCACGTTAGTAAAAGATGCGACATCGTGGAAGGACTTGGTAGATTTCACCAAGTTACCGATATTTGAGGTAGAGACCAATGAAAACTTCCCATTTGAACAGACTTTGGTTCCGATGTTAAAGAGAAAACTATTGGCATATATCCTTCAAAGTGTTCCAAAAGAAGATTGGGAATCGTTTGACAGTCTAAAAATTATTTCCTAATATTGTCTCATGGGATTCACAAAACGATTCGTAGACCAAAAGACGGTAAAAGTTCATTTGGAAAATTCCGATTTAAAGACTCTGTTCTCTCCGAGGGTGGATGCTTTTATTTTTATGGATACCATATCATCTGATGTTTTTAATTTATTTCAACAGGGTCACGATGAATCTCAAATCTTTTCCACACTTAAAAAACAAAACCAAAATTTATTTTTATGAAATGTATTAAAGCGATAAAATCAACAGGACCTTACAAAGAGGGTCACATGCTGCGTGTTGTAGACAAAGACGCTGAGCGTAGAGTATCAACAGGATATTGGAATTACATCTCCAAGTCTGAGTTTAAAGGTTCAACAGGTGAGAAAGAGGTTGTGATGGAGGAGCCAAAGAAAAAGAAATCAAAAGAAGTAGAGAAGAAATCTTATGGACGAAAAAAAACTAAATAGTCTCCTTTTAAAACTACGGAGACCCCTTCACATATCGTACATCTCACGATATATTTTGAAGGAGGACTTGGAGACTACAGAAAAGTATTTGGAAGACCTTGTATCACAGGGTCTAATAATTGAAACTCCATTAGCTTCAAAATATTATGTCATTAAAACTATATCGACTCAAGAATAAATTTATCAATGAGATTCATTTGACTTGGGGAAAGAAATATATCTTTTCTTTGGTTAGGTCAGAAGAAAATGGGTGGATAGGAATCTTTTCATACAAAATATGTTGGACTAAAAACCCTTTGTTTTCTGTTAGGAACGGATACAAAAAATCAATTAAACTAAAAAATTATTACATTACTTTAAGATAATATGTCATTAAATGAAATGGTAAACCACCCGGTTCATTATGGGGGTGAGGATAATATGTATGAGGCCATCAAAGTAATTGAGGCTTGGGAACTTGACTTCCATCTTGGGAATACGGTGAAGTATATCTCAAGGGCTGGTAAGAAAGGTAGTGATAAAGAATTACAAGACTTAAAAAAAGCTCTTTGGTATCTTCAAAGGAAGATTGATAATTTAGAAAATGTTGGTTGAGGTACGATATAATTCAAACCACAAAAACGGAGACAGACCATGGAAAGTGTTTATTGATAAACAACTTTTAAAAGTTGATTCAATAGAATTTCTGTGTCAGATAAACTCTTCTAGCGGGTATAGAGATGATGGTAGAGAAACAGGTCATATTACTTGTAATGCTAAAAAAATTACCATTGAAGATTGTTGTTTGGTTATTGAGTGATGAAGTACAGATTGGCTGCGACAGGTTCCATGGAAGTCGGTTGGGTAATACAATCCGAGGATAAAAAACTTACAATCAGGTGTCTTGAATTTCAGGTATCGGTTAAAACAAAAACATTCTTAGACGGTGGTCAAGCATGGTTGGAATTTGAAACAGAAAATCCTATTATTGTAAGAGACCACAAAGTAACAATATATTAAAATGACAGAAAATTATTTAGGAAAAATAGTAAACGGAGATTGTATTGAAGTGATGAAGACCATGGAAGAAGGGTCTGTAGATTTGATTGTGACATCACCACCATATGGTGTCGGGATTGAATATGATGTTCACGATGATGATATGGTTTGGGAGGAATATGTTAAATTTACATATTCCTGGATGGAACAAGCATACCGTGTGTTGAAAGATGACGGCAGGATTGCTTTGAATATCCCGTATGAGATTAACCGACAAGCCAAGGGTGGAAGAATCTTCATGTTGAGTGAGGTATGGCAAATTATGAAACAGATTGGTTACAAGTTCTTCGGAGTTGTGGACCTTGAAGAAGAATCACCACACAGAAGTCGTACCACAGCTTGGGGGTCATGGATGAGTCCCTCGGCACCTTACATCTACAATCCAAAGGAATGTGTTATCTTGGCGTATAAGAAGAAACATATTAAGATTGTTAAAGGACAACCTGAATGGGTTGGTGAGATGGGTGAGGTTGAAGGTAAAGACGGTAACATGAGACCCAAGATGATGTATACCGAACAACAGAAACGTGAGTTTATTGATTTGGTATTTGGACAGTGGAATTATTTTGCCGATACTCGTTCATTGACAAAGGCGACCTTCTCAATGGATATCCCAACCAAGGCAATTAAGATTCTCACATATAAGAATGATATTGTCCTTGACCCGTTTGCTGGTTCAGGTACAAGTATGGTTGCTGCCGAGACTTTAGACCGTCGTTGGATTGGTATTGAAATCAGTTCTAACTACTCCAAAGTGGCTAATGAAAGGGTTGGGTTTTTTGTTCAACAAAAAAGACAACAGGTTATAGAATTTCCTGAAAAACCAATTGAGGTGGTTTAATCCAACTGTTCTACTCTTTTGAGTAACGAAAATTACAAATTGGTTTTCCGTTTACCAATGGTAAACCATGTTGGTCAAGGGTGATAGTTTTTACTATCACCTTTTTATTTTTGAATCTACCTATCAAAATTGTGTCACCAACCTTTATATTAAGTTGTATCATAGTATTTATAAGTAGATATTTTTATTTAAAAAATCATGAGTCAAATTTTGATAACTGAAAATCAACTTGAAGGGTTGAAACAAAACCTTAATGAAGCTTATTGGTTGAATACTGTTTTGGATGTTGTTGGTATTGTTGACCCAACAGGAATTACTGACTTTGTAAATGCCATTTCTTATTATAAACAAGGTGACACCCTATTTGCGTTTTTGTCTTTAATATCCGCAGTACCATATATTGGTGATGTGGTTGGTAAAACTGCTATAGGAACCATGAAAGCCGGAAGTCAAGGGACTAAGTACCTTAGAAATGCTGAAAAAGCCATTAATGCTGGTAATACTGAATTGGCTCTCAAGAATCTTAAGATGTTAGAAAAAGTTGAAGGACCTGCAAACATATTATTTAAAACCGCTCAAAATTGGACTTCAAGAGTTGACACAGTAATTGATAAAATTCCAAATATGGGAGGATTATTATCAGGGTTTAAAAAGACTCTACAAAGTTGGGTAAACTTATTCAGTAGTGCGTCAAGAAGGTCCATGGGTGTTAGACGTTTAATGGTAAATAAAACACCACAAGAACAAATGAAATTGGTTCAAGGTTTGGAAACAGCTTTGAAAAGAGAAAAGTTTATGGACCCAGCAATATTAGGTAAACCAAATATCCTCCAAAGATTCCTTTATGGGGGTGGTCTTGGTTTAGGTAGATTTTCTGACCTGTTTGGGAAAAGTTCTTTAAGAACAAGAGTACTAATGGGTCAAACAAAATTCTATCTTGGGTTTTTAGATAAATTGGGTGTTGGAAATTTTGTTGGACCTGAAGAACTTTCAGGTATGATGGGTGAGGAACAGATGTTAGCGGCAATGAAACAGTATGAATCAACTCCTGAGGGTCAAGAAGCCTTAAAAACTGAGTTGGGTGGAACTACAACAACTCAAGTATCACCACAGAGTTTAGTTGCTGTGGGTGAAAAAATATCCATGTCGCCGATTACGTCAGCATTAACAAAATTAATGAGTCCAGTATAATGAAAGAAGAATATATTTTAAAATTAGTCCAAGTTCAAAATCAATTTAGATTTTTACATTGGCAAACTACGTTTGACGCTAAACATAAAGCATATGGTAAGGTATATGATAGATTAGGTGATTTAATTGACGACTTCGTTGAAGGTATGATGGGAAAGTACGGAAGACCAAAATTCCCTGAAGAATTTTCTATCATGTTTCAAGACATTGATAAACTATCAATGCAAAATTTCATTGATGGTATCTGTGAATTTTTATTATCTATGACTGAAGGTTTAGATTCAAAAGTGGATACTGATTTATTGAATATTAGAGATGAAATGTTGTTATCAATTAACAAATTAAAATATTTATTAACTCTCAAATATTAATATGAAAAAGTTTGTAATAACTGAAGAAGAAAAAAATAGAATTCTTGGAATGCACATTGGTGCGACTTCAAGACAGTATTTAAAAGAAGATTTGAATAGTGGTATGACTACTATTGACAGATACAACTACAATAGTGCAATCCAATGTTTCTTAAATAAAAAAGGTGTTAAAGATGATGCCGGTCAACCATTAAAAATTGACGGTTCAATCGGTAACTATCCAAAATCAAAAAGTGCTCAGGCAGTTGCCAAATACCAATCAATGATTAATGTTTATCCTGTTGATGGTGTTTGGGGAGAAGATACCATGGATGCGATGCCTGATAAGGATAAATTAATATTTAAACAATGTGTTTCTGATTATGGCGATTTATTTGATAAAATTGTACATTACTTTGGTTGGGACTAATGAAAAAGATTATCAAAGAATCAGGTTTACGTGATATTAAAGCTTTGGCGAAAAGATACCCAAAGGCTAAAATATATTTTCACCAAGATTTAGATGGTGTTACCACAGCAATTGCGATGAAGAAATACCTTGAAGACAATGGTATTGATGTTGTGGATTCTGAGGTTATCCAATATGGTGAGAAAGAGTTTGCGGTAAAGAAACCTGATGCTAGTGGTGATGTGATGCCTGTGTTAGTAGACTTTGCTCACGGTAAACCGATGTTTGTCATTCACACAGACCACCACGATACTCAAGTTGGTGCTGAAAAGGATGCTTCAAAATCATTCAGACAAGCTCGTTCAAATGTTGAAACAATTTCTCAGATTATCTCACCAAAAGAATTGTTCCCAAGTTCAGACATTCTTTTGATTTCTACAGTTGACTCGGCTGACTTTGCAAAACATGATTTAACAACAAAAGAAGTTGTTAATTTTCTTTTTAGATTAGATAAAGAGAAAGGTCTGGCAAAAAATAAAATGTTATTAGGTTTAGTAACTAACAAATTACTCTTGGCGTTTAAAAACAAAAAAGGTTTCTTAGAGAGTTTGGTGATGGACTCTGAGCCGTCACTTTATTCAATCCTTAATAATATTAAAACTTGGATGAGTGAAAACACTCGTGAGACTCCTGAAAGACTCCAAAGAAATGCCAAAGATTATATGGACTCAATGGCGAATCACCGAAATGTGAAAGTTGAAGATGGAATCATTCTTCAGTATGGTATGGGAACTTTGAAAGGTACTGGTTCTTACGATAGATATACGCCTTTTAGAAACAATCCTGATGCGGACTTTTTAATTATCATGTGGCCTTTAGGTTTGGTACAAGCGTCTTGTAATCCATTTAAAAAAGATAGAGAGCTCAAAGGTGTAAATCTTGGAGAAGTTAAAGACGAGGTTTTGAATAAGTGGAAAGCACAACTTCAAGATAGAACAATTCCATTATCAACAATCAAGTATATTGCAGAATCAGGTATGGGTGCGGAATCGGTTGGATTCACATTCAAAGATTTTGACGCCATTTATGGTGGTAATATTATGATGATGGATAATGGAGAACAAATATTAGATAATTTAAAAACAATCATTGACAAACCATTCTCAGAGTTAAGTGAACCTGAAATGGAATTGTTGGATAAGATTGGTGTAAATGCTTGGGATTTGATTCAAGCCAATTCAGGTGGACACAAATGTATTACCAACATTTCAGGACTTAATTATTTGGGTAGGGCCAAAAGACCACCATCAGGACCATATAGATATGACCCTGAAAGAGATGATGCACCGTACATCAAATTTGTCAAGATGATTGGACAAGAGTTCTTTAAAGTCTTAAAGGAAAAAATTCAGGAAAGTAAAAAGGAAGGTTAATTAATAAGAAACTTAACAGAGTCCCCTTTTTTGATACCAAGATTCTTACAAGTACCCCCTTCAACTTCTAATATAAGATAACCTCTACCACAGTAGTTCTCACAGTCTTCATCAACACATGGTGGGCAATTGTGGTGAACCTTTGATATGATTTGGTTGTCAATGTAGATAATATCTAAAGGTATTATACAATTTTTCATCCAAAAACAATTGGTGTGGTCGGTCATCAGAAACAACATACCGTTAAAATATTCGTTAAAAGTTTTGTTCATCATACCTTCAGCACGTTTACGGTAATCGTCCATAACCTTTACAGTAAAGGTGTTATCGCCTATTTTAACTTTCATGATTATTTATAAATATGGAAAAGTATAAAAGGTTGAGTGGTGTGGTCGTTAAAGTTAACGGTGAATGCTTATTGTGTAAAAGAAACGGTAAGTCATCTTACCCTAATATGTGGTCTATTCCTTCAGGACACGTTGAAAAAGATGAATCAACTAAAGAAGCTGCGTACAGAGAGTTTTACGAAGAGACCGATATTAACATAGATAACTACGATTTAGATTTTGTGGGTATACTACCAAAAAAGAAAAAGACTGACGGTAGTATAAAAGGTATGATGTATGTTTATTTGTTGAATACCCATGAGTATATGTACCCTAACCTTGAAACCGCTCAAGATGGACATGAACACACTGAATGTGGGTATTTTGGTTTGGATAAAGTCAATAATATGGATACAGGAGTATATTTGAAAACAATTTTACAAAATATTTTTGAAAAAGATTGAACTTTTCAATAGTATGTCTATATTTATAATCTCCACCGAAAGGTAGAAACACCCCACAAAAAAGTTTCACTTAGCCCTTTTGACAATTTGAAAAAATTGTTTTATCTTTGTGAGACACTCGGAAGAAGAGGAGTTAAATCCTCAATTCACAGTCCTACAACGAGTGTTCGAGAGAATACAATAAGTTGTGGGACTTTTTTTCGGGGAACGTTCTTAAAAATAAATCGCGGGATAGTAGCAGCGGTAGCTCGCAAGGCTCATAACCTTGAGGTCGGGGGTTCGATTCCCTCTCCCGCTACAAAAAAAACACGAAGGTGCTTGACAGAATGAAAAACTGTTGTATCTTTGTATAACAAATCAGGAAACTGAAACGTTCTTTAAATTATTGATTATTCCATCAGTATGTTGATGATGAGACCCTTGGGTTGATTTTGAGAAAATACTGAGAAAAGATAATCGGCCGCCTATGGTCGATAAATAAACCACGAAAGTGGGATAAAGTGGTCTCTCAAGTTTAAAAGAGATTGCGGTTTTTAAAACTTCGGTTTTATTAACTCGAGTAGGCAAGCGGGATATCATAAGTCCTAAGTAATCGAGGGTGACACTGTAGATGAAATGGAAATATGACTCAGCGATGTGGGTCGTTGGGTTGAGTTCGGAAGAACAATAAGAATAACTCGTAGAATTGTTGTGGGAAATAGGGTAATCCAACCTTATAACTGCGGGATTCAATATCAAAGGATACTTAAAACCGAAAGGTATGATGACAAACGGGTGGTGCCGAAATCATCCTTGACCATTGTCTACCAAGACATAAGTCACGAAGTAGTCTTGAAGTGTTGAGGTAGGGATATCTCAGAGAGTAGTATAGTATCGAGTCGTTCAAAAGATGGCTTGGCTGGTCGGCGGACCACTACTTTCATCCATCCACAAACAACAAACTTTGCATTTTATAGGTATGCAAATACTAAAAGACAAAGGAAAAGTGTCCGTCAGTTGTAGGTGAAAGGTGACTACATAGTAATGAGATGTTCATTGCCGTTGTGGGTTTCCAAGACCCACACGATTCTTGAGAACGTTCTCTAATCCCGCAAGGATTCACTGGGGTGGCAACCTCGGAGAGTAATAAGTAAAAAGAGAGTAAGCTACAACTCAAGGAGTGGTACCCCTAAGGAACCGTCACTGAGAATTACTATTCAAAAGATAGTGGAAACGGAAAGAAACAATAATGTTCCTAAAGATTCTCAATCAAAGGTGTATTCTCAACCTAAGTGCCAAAACCCGAAGAAAAAAATCTTCGGGTTTTTTTGTTTATATGGAAAGTTCTTTTTATATTTGTAGTGTTAAACAACAGATATGAAAATAAATTTTACATACAATATTCGGATTGAGAACGAGAAGTTCGGAACCCTCTTGAATGAAACCTTTGTTGATGGTGTTCAGTTTAAGTTGTTTTTGAAGATGGTTCACGGTTGTTTGGAACTCAAAGGAGATTTAGATTTCTTCAATGGTACCGACTTCTTGGTTCACATTCCTTACAAGTATTTGGTTGATTCTATTGTTTTGACTTCCTTGGTTACACCAACAGTTGGTGAACTTAGTTTGTCAGAACATATGAAATCTAAGGTGGAAGCTTTAGTTACCAAATAATTTCCTGACATAATGTCAGGTGGTGGAGTGATTGACTGTCATTCGGTCAGTCCCAAAAGAAAAGGTCAGTTTCGGCTGACCTTTTTTATTCTTTTGCTCTATTTGCTCTATCAGCCAATCCTATTGGGGTTCCCATATATGAACTAATTTGTTTTGCAATAAATGATACCCATTCATTTAATGCGTCGGAGTAGTCGTACGGGTTTTCATCCCATAAAAAATCTAATAAACCATCAATGTCAAAATATTTCATCTCTTCTTCACCATCGTCATTTATATGTAAGTAAATTATACTTGAATTTGGTATGTCCCAATTTTCTATTAATACTGTGGCATATCTTTCATCATTAATTTCTTCAACATAAACAGATGAATTTTTAAAATCTAACTCAACGTATGACCCAACCTCTAAACTGTCTATTTCAATTTTAAATGGTCCATCTTTAGTTAATTTTTTGATTGATTTAGTTAATAATGTTTTGGTACCTTCTTCACCTAAAGATTTGTGCATGGACATGAGAAACTCTGATTGAGTCATGTCAAACATCTCCAAATATAAATTCATATTTGGGTTAGGGTATCCACCTCGGGATTTTAAAAATTTTACTATACCGTTAAAGTCCATAAGTAGTTATTTTCAATTTGGTTTTTTGCGTCCGAAATAAATTCAATTAATTCCTCAGGGTCTGAAGTTACCTCAATAACATAATTGGACACCCTTTTATAATTACTTTGTAATTCAACTTCAAAATCACTTTCATCCAATTTATGTAATTTATCAAAAGTTGAGTTTGAAATTTCGGGAACGCTACCATTTAAATTTTCTCTAAAATAATTGGCAACCACAGGATTAAAGGTTAGATAAGTAACTGTTGTAAATTTAGTTTTGTCGGGGTTTTCGACATCACCACCACCCTCACATTCACGACATTCAATATAACCGTCTCCATCACATTCGTCACAATCAAATTCACCTCCGCCTTGACACGAGTCGCAAGGCTCACCCGACACTTCTCCTGTTCCATCACAATCATTACATTCAACTGTTCCACTACCACCACAAATTGTACATTCTTCACGACCACTTCCCTCACAATCACCACACGTTTCTAAAACACGTTCTTCGTTGTCGTAACCAAGAACTATTGCGGTACTGTTTTTAATTTTATTTATAATTTGGTCATAGGAATATCCTTTTCTATGTAGATATAACATAATTGCAAATATGGAATCATCATCATTTGTAAATCTCCTAAATCTTCCGCCATACTCCCAATCCCACAATTTATTAATTTGTACGGTAATAAGGTCAAGTATGTTTGGCGTTTGGTCAAACAAGTAAGAGTATTTTAAAACTAATTGATAAATTTTCTCGTTGGTCACAGTATGACTTTTAATATAAATACCGTAAAATTGAATTGATAGTATTTTTTTTCAACATTTGGTATGTATTATTAAAATAAAAATGGAAATAAAAATCGCAACCCGTGAAATTTTGGAAAGACCAAATGATTTGGAACTCGGAAAATACGTTAGAGAAAAGTATTGGAATGAGATTAATAACCTTGTAAAAAATTCTGATGAACATGTCAAGTTAGTTGTTGACGATTACGGACATGTCGTTGGTATTGAAGAACGTTCTGACGATGAGTATGATAGTTGTGTTATTTGTGGTGGAAAAACAAGTTATACCAAAAACACACACGTTGATATAAGAAGAGGTTATGTTGATGGTGTTGGACAAACTTGTGACGGTTCTTGTAGAATTTAAAAAATATGATTGATTATAGTTTATCTAAAAAATTAAGTTGTGTGTATCAAAATGCGCACCCATTCCCCTATACGGTAATTGATAATTTTTTACCTGATTATCTTTTGAAGAGAGTTCTTTCGGAATTAAAACAACACGATTATTGGTATCACAATAATCAAGAATGGGTTGAAAAGTATGAGGTAAATAAATTCTACACACCAAATCATGATACTGATATAATACAATTAAAAAAACAAATACCACACACTTCTTTAGTTATTGATTATTTAAACACGCCTGAATTTTTAAATTTTCTTAAAGAATTGACAGGTCACTCAAATTTATATTGTGATGATATTTTAATGGGTGGTGGTGTTCATAAAATCAATAGAGGTGGTAAGTTATCAATTCATACTGATTATAATAGACATCCTGAAACCAATCATCGTAGAAAACTCAATTTGTTAATATACTTAAATAAAAATTGGGAAAAAGAATGGGGGGGAGATTTAGAATTGTGGGAAAAAGACTTTTCAAGGGAGTGTGTTAAGATTTCACCAATTTTTAATAGAGCGGTTATATTTGATATTGAAAATGCTCCTCACGGGCACCCTGTTCCTTTGAACACACCCGATAACATCTCAAGATATTCTTTGGCGTTATATTATTTTACTGATGAGATACCTGAAAATCCAAAGACCGTACATTTTATTGATGACGATTACATTTTTAAGATGTCAAGATTAAAATAAAAAAAAGTTTGGCAGTTCGGATTTTGCGCGTATCTTTGTAGTGTTAAAAAAAACCACTACTATGACAAACACAATCTCTACCCCGACCCAATCAATCATCAAAGTTACTGAAGGAACAATGGCAGGAGACGTATTCTACGGCTCCTTTGACACCACCACCAACGGCAAACGTCTGTCTGTTACTGTCTCTAACCATATCAAAGACGTGAACGCTGAATATGAATTCCGTATCGTTGTTAAGTGTAGAGCGGGTTTCCTCGTCATCCACGACACCAAAGGTACCGCTCAGTCTGTTATCGCAGGGTACAAGAAAAACTCTTTGGTAAACGTTCAAGTTAAGGTGACTTACGACAATGGAATGGAATTATGGCACAATGTTTTCACAACTAAAGGAAACAAGTGGCACGGAATCGATAAAGGTTTCTTGGATGTGTTGACCGTTGGTGACATGAGAAGTAGTTTCCCCAACATGTGTGACATGAATATTTGGGACTTCATGGGAGCTAAAACTTGGGCTGACAAAGCCTTCACTCAAAACTAAGAGTGAGAATCCCCTCTGAAAAAAAGAGGGGATTTTTTTTCTTTTTGCTTGTGGGAATGAAGTTTATTTGTATCTTTGTATAACAAATGACAACAACCATGACTGACACCATCAAAATCACCGAGAAAGTTCGTAACTACCAAGGAAACAACAGTTTTATCAACAAAATGAAAGATTCCCTTAATCAGTGGGGACGTTTAACACCAAAACAAATGGAAACCGCAGAGAAATGTCTTAACAGTCAACCAACCAAGGTAACTGTAGATGAGCGTCCCGAGCTCAAACGTATCGTAGAATACACAGGGGAGAGTAAGTTCGTAAAGGACATCGCCGAGAAGTTCCAAAAGTGGGGAACTTTGACTGACAAACAAATCACAGTGGCAATCGCTCAGATTGACAAGGAGGAATACAAAGACAAGGTTCTTAAACTACGTATTCCGACTCCTGGCGAGACTGTCTTGATTGGTCGTAAGATTGGCCAACAACTCAAAGAAACTTACGGTCTTGAGTTTAATCCAACCTTAATTGACATCACCAAGATGTTGGGTATATCACCAAAGGCTGTGAAGTTCCAAGGTAAGATGACGGTAAAACGTAGTAAGGTTTGTATGTGTTGTGCCAAGACCTTGACTGATGAGTTCTCAATGTTGACTGGTATGGGTAAGATTTGTTCTAAACACATGAGGGTCCCATACATCACCGACAGGTCTCAGGCGACCCAATACCGTGAGGACTACCTCAAACGAGTGGAAGAGATTGGTTTGATGGAGTTTTGGATTCCAAGGTCACAAATCAAAAAGTGGGATGGTGACAGGAGTATCATGTTGGAAATGTTGTCCTAAAGTGTGAGGGTCTCTGTAAAAGGAGACCCTTGACACATAGAGTTATTTACCTATAATTTGTTTGTATGCAGACAAAAAAACCATCGGCAATCGTTTACGGTTGGCACACTTTGGGGGAGATTATATTACATTCAGACATTTATTGGGAGGAACACCTTCATGATGAGGTTGTGATTTATTCTTTACCCTATGAGAATAGAGTCATTGAAGATTACACACAGTATAAGCCCGACCTAATCATTTCTTTTGATGAGAACATTGAAATACCACATTTCCATTTAACGAGATTTCATATTCACTATGATGAACCGTTACCTGATATGGTCTTGGCAAACGTAATTGTATGTCAGTCTGTTTTCAGAAACACCGACTACATACGTCCACGGTTCTCAGTATTCACTCCAACGTATAAGACAAACGAAAGGATTTACAGAACCTATGAGAGTCTGAAAAAACAAACATTTACCAATTGGGAATGGATTGTGTTGGATGATTCACCTGATGAGATTACGTGGAATATCCTCAAGAAAATCGCTGAGAATGACTATAGAGTAAAACCACATAAATTGTATCCAATTACAGGTGGTAACGTTGGTTTGGCAAAACACAGAGCAGCAACACTTGGTGATGGGGATTGGTTGGTTGAGTTGGACCATGATGATGCATTAACTTCAGAGTGTTTACAAATCTCTCACGATGCAATCCTTCAATATCCCGATGCTGGTTTCCTATACACAGACGTTACCGAGTGTTACGAGGATGGTGAGTTCAAATACTATGACCACGATTGGTCAGGTGATTGGTATGCAAGACACGACAATTACTTTGACTTTGGATATGCTGGTCATACCAAAGTTATGGTTGATGGTGTTGAGAGACTGGCACATTGGTACCCTGATATCAACCCATTGTCTATACGGTTTAACATATCAATGCCAAACCACGTTAGAATGTGGGAAAGAAAACTATATCATGAGATTGGTGGACACAATAAGTTGACACCTGTTGCTGATGACTTTGAACTTATTGTTCATACATTTCTACATACACGAATGATTCACGTCAAAAAAATGTTATACATCCAATATAACAACAAAAACTCAACGGTTGATAACAACGCGACAGACATCAATCGTAGAGCAAGATTAATCCGAGACCATTACGACAAACGAATTCATGAGAGAATCATTGAGTTAGGTTTTGAAGATTGGAATTGGGATGAAGAACTGGGTCACTCTCAGAAGTTTCAAAACCGTGGGGGAGTGAGAAAGTATCATAATGAAGAACAAATAATGAATTACATCTATGAATAATAACAAGAAAATTAAATTGTGTTTAAACGCAATGGTTGCCAACGAGGCGCCAACAATAACCCGAATGTTAGAAACAGTGTGGAAACACATTGACTATTGGGTTATCCAAGATAACGGTTCAAAAGACGGAACTCAGGACATTATCCGTGACTTCTTTGCGGAAAAAGGAATCCCTGGTTTACTCTATGAGATTGAATGGCAATATCCAGGTTGGAACCGAGACCATACCTTGAAGACATGTCTCCAAACAGACCACGGATGTCAATGGATTTTGAGGATGGATGCTGATGAGATTCTTGAGGTTGATGAAGATTTTGATTGGTCCGTATTGGATGACTTGAGTGTGGATTCTTATAATGTAATTGCACATGCAAACGGTATGAGATACTACCGAACTTGGTTGTGGAATGCTGACCGACCATGGTTCTTCCAACACGATAAAAGACACGAAACAATCCACTTACCTGAAATCGGTGAAGGGTTTGTTAGAGTTACTCTCCCTGAAGGATTTAGACACGTGGTTCACAGTGACGGACAGACTTGGCATGTTCCAAGGAAGTTCTTGAAAGACGCTTTGGAACTTGAAATTGACAAAGTGGTTGGTAATACCGTTAGAGAAGATTTATATCACCTTTGGTACGTTGCAAAATCATACTCTGACTGTTGGGGTAAGTCTGATGAACTTCCATTTGGATTAGACCACTCAAAAGAATTTGCTAGAAGATGTATTTTCTACTATGAAAAGTTCATGGAGTATTCTCATAACTATTATGTAACTGGTAGACCTGCAAGAATTGATGAGATGGCTTACTTCGCATTTATCTTGATGGGTCAGGCTTGGGAAGTAATTGGTGACTTGGAGAAGGCTGAAAAGTGTTTTCATCAGGCAGAGGCGTTCGCACCAACAAGAAACGAACACTTACTCTACCTGTGTTTCTTCTTGGAGACTCAAAGAAGATACGATGAAATCTATGGACACTTACAAATTATGATGGGACAAGAAAGAGTGAATCCATTCCCTCAGATGTGTTTCTTGATTGAAGACCGTTGTTACCATAACACATCAAATTTCTTACAAGAGTGGTCAGATAAACTCAAACGTAGAATTGAGGAACCTGTATTAAGTTCTGACGGTGTTGAATTTGATTTCGAATAAGAAATATGATTATCTAATCGTAGGTGCAGGACTCTTTGGAGCAACCTGTGCCTACGAGTTGGGTAAAAATCATAGAGTACTTGTAATAGATAAAAGAAGTCACATTGGGGGTAACTGTTACACCGAAGATGTTGACGGAATTCATGTTCACCGATACGGTGCTCACATCTTTCATACAGATAGTAAAAAGATATGGGATTGGGTAAACCAATTTGCAGATTTTAAACAGTTTGTTAATTCACCCATAGCAAACTACAAAGAAGAACTATACACCCTTCCATTTAATATGTGGACGTTTTACCAACTGTGGGGTGTGAAGACAGAAGAACAGGCAAGAGCGAAGATAGAGGAACAAAGATACAAGGGTCCTGTAACTAACTTAGAGCAACAAGCCTTGTCTATGGTCGGTACCGACATATATGAAAAGTTTATTAAGGGATATACTGAGAAACAGTGGGGGAAGAAATGTACGGAACTACCTGCGTCAATCATTAAGAGAATACCTGTAAGGTTTACGTGGGACAATAATTACTTCAACGATAGATACCAAGGTATTCCTGTTGGTGGGTATACACAAATATTTGAAAAGTTATTGGATAATGTTGATGTGTTCTTGAACCAAGACTTCTTTGAAAACAAAGGAATGTGGGAAGAAGTTGCTGATAAGATAATCTACACAGGTCCGATTGATAAATTTTTTAATTACGAACATGGTAGATTGGAATACCGTAGTTTGACATGGGAGAACGTCCACATTACCTCTCACAGTTTCCAAGGACATCCTGTGGTTAATTACACAGACAGTGATACACCATTTACAAGGATTTTAGAACATAAGTTCTTTGACTATCAAAATCAAAAAACAAGTTATGTTAGTAAAGAATATCCCTGTGACTACACAGGTGATAACGAGCCTTATTATCCAATCAAGGATGATACAAATAGTGAGATTTACACCAAATACAAAATACAAGGTGATAAACTTGAGAAGTATATGTTTGGTGGTAGGTTAGGAACCTATCAATACTATGATATGCACCAAGTGATTGCTCAGGCACTTCATCTTTATCAGAAAATAAAAATGGGTTAGGTTTTACTCAAATGAAACATCTGTACAACAGAATGAATCGTTAGATATTTGTGAAATGATGTTGGTGATTTTTGACTTGAGTCTATTAGCGATGGCGATTCTATCAACAAACTCAGAATCTGTATAGATTTTTAATCCATAAACCCAATCACACATGGCTGACATGACAGGTGACTTAAATAAAAATGTTATATCAACACGGTATACATCAGATAAAATAGGGTCTTTCTTGATTGCCGACTTGACAATCTTTTGTAGAGACCTTTTTAATATGAGATTTTTATCTGGCATGTTTTGGTTAGTATAAACATAAATACTTAAATGTCCTCATTTATGTTTTAATAAACGAGGTATTTCTTATATTATAGGTATTTATTTTTTAAAGGTCATTCAATGAAAAGACGATTAGTAGAAGATATTAAGAGACAACAGAAATTAATGAATATTGAAGAACAATCATTTTTTGATGTTGCGAAATTCATGCAAGGTAGTTCTACACCACAAGATGCGACATTTGTTAGTGTAGATACCAAAATTCCTCAAGTATCTCCAGGTTCTTTTGAAGAAATTACAAATAAAGTTATTAGTGCTTTAGAGGGTGGTTATTACCATCCTAATATGAATAAAGGTGCGATGGGCAACTCAGGTGAAACTATGATGGGTATTGATAGAAGACATGGTGGTGATATTAACACTTCACCTGATGGAATAGAATTTTGGAAAATTATTGATAATGCCGAAGCTAGCTCAAATTGGAAACACAATTACATGGGTGGTAATTTAGAACCAAAATTGAGAAGTTTGGTTGCTAAGATGATGAAACCATTCTTTTTGAAGAATATGAATAATTATCTTTCACCTGAAGCGAGAAAGATAGTTGAGTCAAATCCTAATTTAATGTTTCACTTTGTCTACAGTACATGGAACGGACCAGGTTGGTTTAGAAAGTTTGCAACAAAGATAAATGATGCAGTTAAGAAAGGTATTACCGACCCAAACAAGCTAATTGAAATTGCAATACGTTCAAGAATAGATTCGGGTAATAGTATTATTGCTCAAGGTGGTAAAAAGATTGACAATATATTAGGTACCAACGTAGCCTAAAAAAAGGAGGAGAACAAGTCCCCTCCTAAAAGTCTGGTCTAACACTAATCAACACTCTTGGACAACCAGCCAACCCTCAAGTTATTATACAATCATAAGGGTAGAAATATTTTTATCAAGTCTTTGTAATGTGAAATATTGAAGTTACTTTTGTGGTATGAAAATTCGCAAAAAGTATTGGGGTCTCATCGGATGGTGTGTCTTATTTTTCTTTGTACTCATCGTATCATTAATAGTTCACTCATGAAAATAATATTAGAAAAAGGTCAAGGGTTGTTTTTTACTTCAGACACTCACTACAACCACGCAAATATCTGTCGTGCAACCACAAATTGGGGTGGGCAGGATAATTTAACAAGAGATTATAAATCACTTGAACATATGAACAGTACGTTGGTTAATAGAATCAATGAACTTGTTGGTGAGAATGATATTCTAATTCACTTGGGTGATTGGTCTTTTGGTGGATTTGAATCCATTCAAGACTTCAGGGACCGAATTGTTTGTAAGAACGTTCACTTGGTATATGGTAACCACGACCAACACATCCGTAGGAATAAAGGTGGAATCCAAGATATATTCTCTTCTTGTCATGATTACTTGCACTTGGATGTGAGGAAACCCAATGGTAAAGAAGTTGATAAGTTTTCTTTGGTGTGTATGCACTACCCGATTGCTTCATGGAACGGTATGAACGACGGTGTGATTCACTTACACGGTCACGTTCACTTACCACAACAACTGAGGTTACATGAGGGTAAGGCTATGGACGTTGGTGTTGATGGTAATGAGTTATATCCAATTTCTTTGGAGGAAATCAGAAGTATTATGAAAGGGAGACCACACGTTAAGTTGTCACTACCTCAAGACCATCACGAGAAACGAATCAATAGTTAGTATACTTTTGTTTTCTTGAGAATGGAGATTGGAAAAATGACTTCAAGTATTGTTTGAAAATTTTCCATCTCCATTTTCTACTATTGAAATCAATAATTTCTTTTTCTATCTTTATGTTCTGTTTCTTTTTAATTAAGTCCCAAAGTTCAGGATTAATAATTGACTTATCTTGTTTCATATCAATAAATAATATATCTTTACAAAATGAAAAATCTATACCTTCTTCGTGGATTACCTGGTTCGGGTAAGTCTACATTAGCCCGTGAGATTGGGGATGCCTTTGTTGAAGCCGATATGTTCTTCAACTCAGACGGTGAATATAAATTTGATGGTTCCAAAATCAAAGACGCTCATGCGTGGTGTAAGGCAACTGTTCGTGAGTGGATGGAAATCAACTTTAACACTTACGGTTTGGAATATGAAAACATTGTGGTTTCAAACACCTTCACTCAAGAGTGGGAGATGGAGGATTATTATGAGTTGGCTAAAGAATATGGTTACAAAGTGTTCTCAATTATTGTTGAAAACCGACATGGGGGTATTAACATACACGAATGTCCTGAAGAGAAAATTGAACAAATGAGAAATCGTTTTGAAATCAAACTATGACTTGGAAGGAATATTTTCTCAACATAGCGGAGGCTGTAAAACTCAAGAGTAAAGACCAACGAACTCAAATCGGTGCGGTTATTGTTGGTCAGGATAAGGAAATCGTAAGCACTGGGTTTAATTCATTTCCAAGGGGTATCAATGACTTTGTTGAGGAAAGGCAACAAAGACCTGAGAAATACTTTTGGATGGAACATGCGGAAAGAAATGCTCTTTACAATGCTGCACGTATTGGAGTATCTACAAAGGGAACATCAATGTATCTCACCTGTGGTATTCCTTGTACGGATTGTGCCAAGGGCATTATTTCTGCTGGTGTAAAGGAAATTTATTGTAAGACAGAAGACACAACCAAAAACCGTGAATATTGGGATGAACATGCTAAACGAAGTTTGGTTATGTTTAAAGAGGCGGGAGTTGAGATTTTTTTCTACGAATAATTTGACTTCACCATTTTAACCAACTAAATTTTAAAAAAAACAAATGACCGTATACACAATTTTAGTACCACTTGGATGGATATGTCTATTACTCTCTTGGATAGTTGGATATGTTATGTCAAACAAAGAACAAAAAGAAATTAATAACGCGATTTCAAATTTTCAAGAAACCGCCAAAACGGGTGATAATGATTTAATGAACAATATGATGGAAGAATATAACAAGGCAATAAAGAAAAGAATTTCTTTAGGTGGCTCACATTCAGTCAGAATTGCACTTTCAATAATTGGACTTGGATTTTTTATTGCAAACATTTTACTATACTTAACAAAATAACGATTATGAATATTAAACAAGCTCTTAAACAAAAAAATAAGTTGGTGAAGAAAACATCAGACTTATACCACCGTCTAAATGAGAATAACTCAGTTGAAGAAGGTGCGGTCCGTCACTATGACGTTGAAGAAACTCTTACCGAATTGTTGAACAATGTTGACGATTTGGTTGAACTAAAAACAAAAATCCACATGGCAAACATGGGGGTTTACAATAAGATTTTTGAGATGTCAGAACTCAAAAGTTTGTTAAAACACCTTCGTGGTTTAGATTGTGGTGAAGGTACTGTAAGAAAAATGCATCGTTACAGTGATGAAACTCCGATGGTGAAAACTACCATTATTGATGTTGTTCGTCGTAATAACTTGATTGAACTTCTTGAAGTTAAGATTGAAAAACTTCAAGATGAATTGGATGTCCACAACGCAACCAAAACAATCTAAAGATAGTTGAGTCCGTCAGAGATTGAATTTTCATCCAGGCTTCGGCTTTACCTAAAAACCATGATAACAGAATTTGATTTTGCTTTTAAAATTCAACCGTCAAGAGATTCAACAAGCAAACTTTAACATTTAAAACTCTTTCTGATATTCTTTTTCTGTACGAGACTCACTACCCTCACTCTTTACGAGTGGGGGTTTTTTATTAGTATTAAAATATGAAGTATATTTTTTATTCGTTACTAATATCACTCCTACTATTAGGTGTTATTATTATAGGTGAATTTTTTACCATAAAATTCCCAAAAACTAAATTTGCCAAATTTTGGAGAAAATGTATTGTGATGGATGCCAATTCTCAGGATTGGGACTAAATGAATTTGATGACAATATCTTCAAGCTCAGGTATATCTGACAATTGTCTCTGTGCGGTATTTTTAACTAAATTCACAATACTTTTAGGGTTTTCAATCACTACCTCGTAACCAGGACGGTAGTCTTGTAACTTTAATGATTTAATTTTAAATTTGTCATAAGAAGAATAACCTCCAAGACGTTTAAGTGTTGAATCTAATTTATCTTGAATAATTCTTTTCATTAATATACCTACTTCTCGGTTTTCGTGATGAAAAGTGATTTGATTAAAATCCTCTTCAAGACCAACCATTTCAAGTGATTCTGCAATTTCATCTTCCAAAAAGTTATCAAAGAAATCACGATATGATTCGTCAAAATTCTCACCCAATCTATGATATTTTGACAAATCAACATAAATGTCAAAATCTAAATCCCCGATAAATTCTCTATCGGTTTCAGAAATTTTGTACTTTACGTTATGTTTAACAAATAAGTCTTTAATAACTTTATTGGCTAATCTTAATTTACTGCTCATTACTTTAAATAGTTTTCACAATTGTATTTATTCAGGTTAACTTGGATATTGTCTATCAAAAATAAGTCAATGTTTTTCATTTTCAAAATGAATTCAAGTTCATAAAAATAACAAATACATTCTTCCTGTGACTCTGATAAGTTTCTATTTGAAAGTTCTATGTGTTTAGACTCATGAACAATTGCACATGCAATATTATTAATATTACCATTTCTGACTTCGGTAGTTGTTAAAAAAATACTTTTACCTTCGGTAGTTGAATAATTACCATTCCAAAATCCTATGTGATTACAATTACTTGTGACAAATTTATAAGTTGTTGAATCTGTTTCTTTTATTAATGTGAGAGCATTGTGAACAACCTGTTCCCAATTATCACCAACGACATCAATTTTAACTTGTGCGTTAATTGATAACGAAAAAGTTGATAGTAGTAAGAAAACTAAGTGTTTTATCATATTTATAAGTACACTAATCAACACTCTTATGAAAAAAATAATTGCTGCAATTTTTGCACTAACCACGTGGGTCACGTTACAAGCACAGACGTGCCCCACACCAACCACCTCAGGAGTTCACGTTACTTTAGATTCCACGTATCAACTTGGAAAATATAGTGCGGGTTACACTGACGTAGGATTGTGCTTTTACAACAGTTCTTCCGAGAACATAACCGCTGTTCAGTTCAGGTTGTTTTATGACAATCAGGCTTTCAGTGGAGTTGACACAGTAACCTCAACTAACACATCTTTTTCACAGAGTCTTCAGTATGTTGATGCACCTGCTTCAGGATATGTGACGATTACTTTGGTTTACACAGGAACCAACTCATCGTTTACAATTCCTGCAGGTTCTTTGTTCAATGTAAAGATGAATCACACATCTTCACTGGCAACAACTTACTTTACTGTGACTGACATGAAATTTGTTGGTTCAAGTAGTTTTTCACAGACAGCAACAAAACAAGCAGGTGATGACTACAGTTTGAATCTTACAAACTTTGGTGGTGTTTTGAAATCACAGAAGATGTCATTTAAAGGTAAGTTTGTAAACGTTACAGGAACGGTATCCAAAAATTTGGCGGTTGCTTTAGACAAAAAACTTAAGACATCGTCTACTTGGACACAAGTTACATCACAGAAAACAAACGTAAACGGTCGTTTTGCTTTTACCGATGTTGAAATTGATACAAGTGCATGGAACGTAAGAATCAGAGTTCAGGGTGACACGATGAGTGTTGGTAATGTGGTAACAACCGCAGACGCTCAAAGAATTAACCAATACGTTTTGGGTACACAAACGATGACAGGTTTTGATTTTTATTCATCAGATGTTAATGGTGATAAGAATGTAACCGTGTCTGACGTTTACGGTGTTTATGCAAGAGTTGCGGGTAGATTTACAACATGGGCTAACTCAGTTCCTGATGTTAAGTTCTTTACAGAATCACAATATAATTCAATTGTTGGTTCAACAACAACTCAACAGAACACACATCCTGGTGTAACCAACTTCACATTTGATATTGTTGCAGGTCAACCTGACTCAGTAACATACTATGTGTTGGTACCGGGTGATGCTAACGGAACAGGATTCAAGAGAGCTCGTTTGATTCCAATTGAAATTGTTAACCCAAACAACGCTAATAAACGTATCATTGACGTTACAACTCAATACGACAATAATCTAAGAACCATTGAAGTAAACTTCCCAACCCTTGGTGTTGATGAAGGTAACTTGGTGAGAGTTCCTGTAAAATTAAAAACATCAGGGATTAACTTAGGAGCGTTACAACTTTCAATGAAATATGATTCTGATTTGTTAGAGTTTGTATCACTTCAAAATGAATTGAAATCTTCTTATTGGATTTCTTTTATTAATGTAAATGATAACGAAGTTGAATGGGGTGGATACGACCCAACAAACAATCAAAATTTGGTTAAAGACGGTGAGACTTTATTTACATTAGAATTTCGTTCTAAAATGACTCAGAGTGAGTGGAACAAAAGTCCTTTGTATGTTACAAGAAAATTTGCTGGTGACAATGTTGCAACTGATTTAATTATCACACCAACAGACGGTATCTTACAAGTCTTCAAAAGAGACCCTACGGAGTTATCAGGTTTTGAAAAGATGAGAGTTTACCCAAACCCAACTATGGGTGAAACCATGATTACATTCAAGATATACGAGAAAGGTTTTGTTACCTTAGGTGTTTACGATATGGGTGGTAAAAAATGTGTGGAAGTGTTAAACGGAACATATTCTGTTGGTCAATACTCTACAACTGTAAACTTAGGAATGTTAAGTGCTGGTGAATACATTGCTATTCTCAGAAAAGACGATGAGTTGTACTCAGATAGAACTTCAGTAGTTAAGTAAAATCTTGAGGTCTCAAATTGAGACCTCAAGTTAGCCCAATAAAAACAATAAACCCTAAATTAAATTCAAATAAAATGTCAGAAGAACAAGAAAATGACGGAACCTGGAGTGGTCTTAAGAAGACTATTATCGGGGCGATTGCAACAGCAGTCACAGCTGGTGGAGCTTATTTCACCACAACACTTTTTGGTGGTGATGAAGAAGAGTCACCAAAAACAGAGCAAGTTGCACCTGCGGCACCTGTAATTAATTTGAATGTTGACAATTCATCTAAGAACACAAATTCTGGCGGTGGAACGACAACAGTTATCAAAGAAAAGACAGTTGAAAAACCTGCAGCACCTGCTCCTAAACAAGAGAAAAGTGAATCTGAAGATGCACCTTGGTAAACTAATTGTTTTGGGATTAGTGTTGGTTGGGTGTGGTACTCCAAAAGAGTGTCATGGTCAACCAATCGGTTCTATTAAAACTGAGGAGTATACCGCCAACTTTGAAAAAAAGAAGTCTTTGGAATCACTTCCACCTTACACCGATACAATCCAAATCCCTATTCAAATCCTAAAAATTGGTATCAACGATGAAGTTTATGAAATGTATCCTGAGTTGAAAGATGCTCGTGTTGGAATGGGTGTTACAAACATTGTATTGGAATACTTGGAGGAAACAGGAAGATTTGTATTCACAGAAGACAAATTGGAAATCAAAGAAAGAATGGTTCAACAATTCAAAGCGTCCAATAAAGGTTTTACCGAAAACAAAATTGATGGGAAAGGTAAAATCAAATTAGCAAAATACTTTGTTTACATTGAAGTCTATGATTTTTCTGTCGGTGAAGATGAAGTTGTTGAAACAAGTGGCGTTACAATAAAACAAGTAACTCAGTTAGGATTACAGGTTAGATTTGTGGATGCTGAAACAGGAGAAATTATTACAGGGTCAGGTCAAGGTAGAGCAATCACAACCAAGACTTCAACGACTTTAGGTGATATTGAAGGACCAACATTTAACAAATCAACTGTGGGTGTATCTACAAAAAAGGCTCTCGAGACTTCAACTGTAAGAGTAGTTGAAAAACTCATTAAAAAAGGAATGTTAAAAAGTTAAAATGAAAAAATTATTTAGTACAAGTGATTACGTTAAGGTAGATGATAAAAACAGATTCTATTACATGTTACAACAAATGCAATCAAATAGATGGAGAATTACTATCGTTGTGTTGTTTTTGTTTTTCTTTATTATTTTAGGTATCAACGTTGCAACATTTGTTGGTATCCCAATTCAAGAGAGTTGGAAGGAAATGTTATTAATCTTATTGGGTGCTTTCGTTGGTAATCTAAATAAGGTTGTTGACTATTGGTTCAACTCTGAAGATAGAGATAAGATGTTAATTCAGAAAGTAGATGAGGAAGATGGTCAAGTATTATCGGATGTGACGAATGGTGATTAATGAAAAAAATATTAATCATATTATCACTATTATTTTCTTCTAATTTATTTGGGCAGGGGTTCACGTATTCGTATGTGGACCCTTGTTCCAAAAAACAAAAAGTAATTAATATTACAGGTAACCAAAATGTTACCGTGAACTACCTCGGTTTTATCGGTAGTTTCAGCCAAACAGATTTTGCAAATGGTACTTTTGATAATTGGATGACTAACATTCAAGTTCAAGGTGCGAATCAACCATGTGATGAGATGATGACACAAACTCAGACAACTCAAAATATGATTATTACACAAAACATAATATCAACATTGACTTCTATTACTGCGGCTTCTACTATGAGTGTATCATCAGTTGGTAACTCAATTAGTAATAGTGTAGATAATGCCTCGTCAAATAACTCTCCGTCCTCAAGGAAAGGTTCTTCAAACAGACAAAACAATGGAACAAATCAATCAAATAACACATCTTCAGGAACTGTATCGAATGGTTCTACAACTCAAAACGGAACACCTAACACAACAGGAAACTCAGGAGGTGGTTCAACTAATGGTGGTGGAAATTCACAACAAGGAGAAACAACTAACCAAAATGGAGGAAACACATCAAGTTCAGGTAACTCAACTCAAGGTGGAAGTGGACAGACTCAGCCATCTGTAAACAATCCTTCAAATAATAATTCAAGTCAAGGTAATACCCAATCGGGTACGAATACGGGTCAAGGTGGTGGTGGTAATACCCAATCGGGTACAAATACCCCTCAAGGACAAAATGTTCCTGAGAATAATAAACAAACCGAATCAGGCGGTGGTAATGGTGGGATAACAAACTCAGTTGCAAATGCTGCAGAAGCATCGTCATCAGGTAATGGTGGTGGTTCCAAAGTTAGAGTTGGTTCAATAATTGGTACGGGTGACATCGTTGCGTTAAGAAGTAATGAAGACGGTTCTAATCAATTTAAGGGAACCATGTCAGTTACTAAGTCAAATACAAACAATACAAAGGCGAAAGGATTTCTTTTAAACTTCACAACAACAATTAATAATACAAACCTTACATTCTACGGTGCGTTTTCTAATAAGAAAAAAACAAACACTTTGATTGTTGCAAACTCATCTATGATTGATTTTGAAAGAAACTTATTCAACACATCAACAGCGATGAATTCAAAGAGATTTGGTAAATTAACTATGATGGGTGGTTTAAACATGACTGTTGGTGTTTTAGCGGGTGAAGGGTTTTCAAACTTGTCGGCAATTGGTGGTGGGTTTATGCCATTTAAAGCATCTAAAAAACTTTCAGGGAATATACTAATGTTGGGGGTTTATTCACCCTTTACAAAGTTCTATGATGGTAAGTGGTGGGATTCAGGAATCTTATTAGTACCGTTCAGTTCTTGGGATTACACTATATCAAAATCATTCAAGTATAACGTGAGTATATCTAGTACTTACCAAATAAAAGGTAGTGTGTTAAACTATCAAATATTAACAGGTGCAAAAATTTTATTATGAGAAAAATAATTTTAATAATCGGTCTTATACTTTCAGGTATAAACCTTCAGGCTCAGGATTGTTACACAGTAAAATCCGTTGAAAATAAAACAGAGAATCCCGACTTATCCTCAAAAAGATTCACCTTTGGTGTTAAACAAATTACTGAAGAATTGGCGAGTCAGAAATACTCATTATGTGAAGATGGTGCACCAATAACTGTTGAAATAGTTTCTATTGAAGCTCCTTCAATTGGTATTAACATCGGACCATTCATGATTAAAAAGAAAATAACTATTGTAAAAACTAAGATGATTATTGATTCTGTGGTTTACGAGGGTGAGGGTGAAGCTAAATTATCCGTTAAAGCTGGATTTGCGGAACTTAAAGATGAGAATTTACCATTTGAAAAAAGTGTATTTGCATCTGCGGTTAAAAAATCATTAGAGAACGCGATTTCTAAAGTAGAATGAGGTTTGTATTCTCAATATGTTTACTCTTTGTTTCTGTCCTTAATCTAAAGGGACAAGAGTTTGCGTATTCGGGATATATCTATGACGGTAATGAGGTTGGGGTTGTTAATGTACCCGTAGAACTTCACACAAAAAGTATTTCAAACTATACTATAACCACACCAACATACGGTAACTACAACTATGGTGGGGGAACATCTGTATCAGGTTGTGATGACTGTGTTCAGGGACCTTTCAATATTGGTTTCACGTTCACTTATTTTGGTAACAACTACACACAGGTTTATGCCAGTTCAAACGGTTGGGTAGGTTTCTCTGCCAATCAAACAAACGGATATACCGCACAATTTTTACCAAACAGTGGAGCACCAAAAAATGCGATATTAGCGGATTGGGAAGATTTATTTCCAAACACGGGTAACATGAACTATTATACGACAGGTACCTCACCAAATAGAGTATTTGTTTTTAACTTCAATAACACACCACACTATAGTTGTAGAACAACATACTTCACTTTTCAAATTGTGTTGTATGAATCATCAAATAACATAGATATAAATGTCTTATCAAAACCTAATTGTAGTAACAACGCATCTACGATGGGTTTAACCAACAGTGATGGTACTAAAGTTGTTCCTGTCGGTGGTAAAAACGCAACTGTATGGTCAATATCAAGTGGAACCAAATATAGATTCACACCTTCATCTGTTCAGACTTCATTCTCACTTAACAGAACTGTTTATACCAATTCAAATGGACAGTATAATTTTACTTCAACAGGATTGGATATTAACAACTATGAGTTTCAAATTAAAATACCAACACCGTCAACAAAATCATCTCTATCAAACACTGATGCCAATCATGCAACAGATATTGTGTTAGGTAAAACAAATCTAACGAGTAGAGAATATTACCGTATGGATGTGAATAATGATGGTAGAGTGAATGTATCGGATGCATTTGTTATTTACGGTAGAAAATCAGGATTAATATCAACTTGGGGGTCATTACCTTCAGTCAGGTTTTTTATTCCATCTGAATGGAACACCATTAAAACGGGAACCACAAATTTAAAATCAACAATTACAGGTTCCCAATCAATAACAATTTCTTCACCTGTTAGAAATGGTTCATCTAATTACTATTTAATAACAACAGGTTTCTCAAATAAAAACAAATTAACATATTAAAATGAAAAAGTTTATTATCTTATTACCATTATTCTTTCTATCATCAAGTAACTCTTTACCTGATGTTAAAGTTGATAAAACAATCTACACGGTTAGTTATTCTCAAAAGTTAGAACAACCATTAGAATTAACTTACGAGTCCTCAAATCGTCCCACAAACGTTAACAGGGGGTCTATGGACTTTTATATTGAGCCAGGCATCAAAACATCTGACGGTGCTGATTATGTAAGTAATATTTATGATAAGGGTCACTTGGCACCTGCGGCAACATTCTCTGACAACATGGTAAACCTAAAGACCACCTTCTCATATTTGAATTCAGCTCTTCAAAATCAATACCTCAACAGAGGGGAATGGAGATTACTTGAAGAACAAGAAAGAAAATGGGATGATGCTGAGAAGTTAACTATCAAGATAAGTGTTGAATTCAAAAATAAAAATAATGTCTTACCAACAGGTGCCACGGTACCAACAGGATTTACCAAACACATATACTTTAACAATCAAAGAGTTTGGAAGTGTTATTACTTCCCAAATGTAAAACCAACTAAAAAGTGGGGTGAACATCAAATTTCTTGTAATCACTAATATTTAATAGTATGAAAGTTCGGTTAACGGAATCACAACTTATTGATTTAATTAAGGAGATTGCGGTAAAATACCCTGAACTCCCACAATCATTTGATTTTAATATGGATATTGACAAAAAACCAAACAAACAAAACAAAGTAAATTACATCTCAGATAGAATGATTTCTAAGTTCAGAGAGATTAATGGTGTGTACGGTGAGGACTTTACCTTAGAAGTTCTTGACAGAGTATATGAAATTTTGAGTTCAGAGTTGGGCGGAGAGGAATAGTTTACTATATTTTTTAAAAATATAACAAATGAAAGTTCTCCGAAAAAAAATTAAAGTATTTGATGGTAAACCAACAAAAAGTGGTGGACACTCACAATGGTTATCCAAATTTACAAAATTAGATTATCTTACATTTGAATTTGGTTTGTGGAGGTTTCATTACGACCATTTTTATTATGATGGGCAACATCATGCTCTCTCTTTGGGATTGATTAGAATCCTTTGGGGTGGGTTTCCATTTAAAGATGAAGAATAATTTAACACCCTAACTTGTGAGTGAAGTTTTTTATATTATATTTGCTCTATGAGTAAAAACGAAGTTCACTACGGAGACCTGATTAAATGGGTCCATAAAGTAATTGATAGTTGTCAGACATCTGAGCAAATTAGAACTGCCGAACGATTGATTGATAACTTTTCTGAACAACCACAAATCAAACAATTAGATACACATTTGTATTTTGAAATCATTTGTGATATGAGACACAAATGTAAAATGATTGGGAAACAATTAAATTCATAATTATGTTTGTCGCAAAATATGTTGTTATCAATGGTAGTGTGATTGTTTTTAGTGCTGCGATAAATCACTCTGACATAGTTGGTGGGCAAGATGCAACAAGTGCTGGGTTTGTCTCATTCCGAGTAATCAAAGATGTGGATGACTTTGATGTTGTTGAACCACATTGTTATGGTGAGTCTATAAGTTTGGGGGGATTAAAATCAAATCCTGAGGAAGACCAAAAAAAGATTAGGTTACAAATCCTTAATAGATATTAAAGGTATTTCGCTAAAACGTTTCTTAAACTTATTTTTGCCTTACTGAGTTGTGAACGAGAGGTTCCTGGGTCAATACCCAAGACCTCCGCAATCTCATTGTGTTTTAGGTTACCAAAATAATATAACATCAATATTGTTTTGTAACCTTCGGCTAAACCATCAACCGCTTTTCTTAACTGTTCTTTGGTTATTCTACCACCCATGAAATCGGTTTCCGTAGGTTCTACTCCAACATCCATTTTTGAGATATCTAAATCAGTTGTGGTATCCAACTGTTTTTTTCTAAACTCATTGATAATTTCGTTGGTGACAACTCTTCTTACCCATCCTTGTAAACTACCTTGACCTGAGTATTTGTCTAAGTTTTTATGAACTTTAAGAAATCCAATCTGACAAAACTCTTTGGCTAAATCAATATCACCTTTGGCGTACTTCATACAAACCTGAGAAAATATTGGATTGTAATTTTTTTTATAAACTTCCGTAAAATCTAACCCTTCGGTTAAAATCTTACGTTGAGACTCCGTGATAATAATTTTCATATTCTAATAAATATCTGTTAGATGGGTTCCCCTTCAATTGCCCAATAAAACATGGAATAATTACCTGCGAGTTGTTTCACATAATCAATGACTTCACTTAATTGTTCGGGATTAATGGTATCATCTTCAACCCATTCAACGTTAATCCAAATGTCACCTTTACTTGGGTAGACAATAAAGATTAAGAATTCATCATCAAAGAATTTGAAATCTTTTCCTTCAAATCCAAAGACTTGAATTGCTTGGTCTTCAATTAACATTCTTCCTGGCTCAACAATATCGTAACGATTCAGAAAATCGGCAACGGTTAAAACTTCCTCTGTTGGCTGGCCAATAATATTAGATTCAATATCAATATTTTCATTGAATCTTTTATATTGTGATTCTGAGATAATATACTTCATGATTATAAATACTTTCCTATAGTTAATATTAAAGTTTTGATAATACATAAAACCATCATAACAACATAATTTAACCTAATTATAGGTGATGAAAATAGAAGCATTATTTATTTCGGACGTTCACTTAGGTGCCCGTGGGGTTGAGTCCGAAAAACTGTTAGAAGTATTGAAGATGTACAACCCTGAGCATTTGTTTTTAGTTGGTGATATAATAGATGGTTGGTTACTCAAGAAAAGATTTTATTGGACACAATCATACACCAATGTAATTAGAAAGATTCTATCTTACTCAAAGAACGGTACCAAGGTAATTTACATTACGGGAAACCATGATGAGTTTTTGAGGGAGTTCCCATTCTTGGAGTTGGGTAACATTGAAATTCATAATGAATATGAATATAAAGGTACTTGGATTACACACGGTGACTTATATGACGGTGTGGTTAAATTAAAGTGGTTGGCTATGTTAGGTTCAATTGGATATGACTCGGCGATTTACATTGACAGAAAACTAAAGTCTTTGGGGGTTAAAAGGTCTTTGTCCAAATTCTTAAAAGACAGAGTTAAAGAGGCGGTAAAGTTTATCACATCATTTGAGAATCAACTTGTGTTCCAAGCTAAAAGAAGATACTGTCATACGGTTATATGTGGGCACATCCACACACCTGAAGACAAGATGGTTGATGGGGTTAGATATTTAAATTGTGGTGATTGGATTGAGAACAAATCATATATTACATTAAAAGATGGGCAATATGAAGTACACAAATATTAGTGATGAATTGACAATTGTAATTCCGTGTTACAACGAGGTGAATTACATAGGAAAAACTTTGATGAACATTGGTAAACAAGTGGGTATCAAAGGAACAAGAGTTATTGTCAGTGATGGTAAATCAACTGACGGAACACAAGAGGTTATCAAAAGATGTAAAGAGGAGTTAAAGGATGTGTTAAAGATTGAGATACAAAATGGGGGGAAGGTTGCTCTTGGTAGGAACGTAGGTGCCAATCTGAGTAAAACACCTTACATTTTATTCTTGGATGCTGACTCAATACTTTTAAGTGATACTCAAATATCTGATGCACTTTTAACACTGAAAGACAGTAAGGTACAACTTGTAACTTGTAAGGTAAAATCGGTTAGTAAATCACTTAGAAGCAAACTTGCATTTAAACTCTTCAATGTGGTAAATCACTTTGTGAGTAAGAAGACACCATTCGCGGTTGGTACATTCTTTTTAACTACAAAGAAATCATTTATGCATTACGGACAATTTGATGAAACCCTTCAACACTCTGAAGATTATTGTTTGTCAAAAAAATACAGAGTAAGAGAATTTAAAATTTTAAATCACTACGTTGGTCAGGACGATAGAAGATTCAGGAAGATGGGTTATACAGGTATGATTCGGTTGTTAATCAAATCATATGTTAACAGACGGAATCCAAACTTTTTTAGACAAGACGTGGGTTATTGGTAAAAATAAAAGGGGAGTAGCGAATTCCCCTTTTTTTTGTTACCGAAACGGTAACGGTCCTAAATGCCCTGAAACAGGGGGCTTGTTTTATTTATAAATATCTTCAAATTATTATTTGTGATGATAGTATTTACCTTTTATGAGAGATGCATTCCCAATCATAGGTAAAGAGATTACTTACAACAACAAAATGTGGACTATAAAAAAGTTTTATTATGTTCCAAATAATCCAAACATCTATGTTGCTTTATTTGATGGTATTTCACAAATGAACGTTGTGTTAAAGGAGATATCTGAACTAATTACAAAAGATTAAAATATTTATTGTTTATGAATTTGTTTGAAAACATAAATAGGATTAAGGAGGTGATGGGATTAAACGAAGTGTTTGATGACATCAAAGGAGTTCCGTTATATCACAAGACTTCAACAAACAGGGGATTAGATATAATCAATAGTGATGCGTTAAGGGCGGGTTCAATACCATCAGGAGATTACCTTCAATATGATAAAAGAATGGCCAAAACAAAACATCAAAACGCCATTTCATTTACAAGAGATAAGAATTGGGACCCAGGTCACACAATAGGTATAGGATTGGAATCACCATTGGAAGATTCAAATATGACATTTGTTGTAGATAGAAACAAATTAAGAACAAAATATAAAGTTGAATCGTTCAACTATGCAGGGATTGAACCTGACTACGAATATCATAAAAAGAATAATGAATTGGAAGAACGTGTGATGACTAATGAAATATATCCATTACATCGTTATCTTATAGACATCATTTACACGGGTGATGACCCTGAAGTTCAAGATAAAATCAACAATTATTTGAGACGATGAACTTACAAGAAAATATACATAGAATCAAAGAAATGATGGGAGTTATCAATGAAGAGGTAATCACCAATCAACCTGTAGAAATATTCTCTGATGGTGGGGGAAGTGAATATGCAGACAAATATGTTGGAGCAATTCAGAAGATACGAGTAAGTGACACATTACCAAACGAGCCATTCAAAGATATATCATACATGGAAACAAGTGATAATATTAAAAATATGGTTAAATCCATCAATGATGGTGAAGAGTTACCACCAATCAAAGTAATACAACATCCATATGACAGGACTAAGTATATTGTGGTTGATGGAAATCACAGAAGATACGCATTTCTTAAGTCAGATATGGATGATGTTGGTGCAATTGTTATACCCCACTCAGATGTGGTTTTAATGAAAACAACATGGGGTGATAAAAATAAAGACTATATAAGTTTATCCGATGTCTTAGATAATAAAGAAGTGATTGATAAATATTTTGTTAAACCTGACGGAACAAACAATTTTAAAATGAATTAATATATTTATCCATTATGAAAAGTTCACAGAGTACGTATTCAAGAAGTAGAAAAATGAGTAAGAAATTTGCCTTACGAATTAAACAGAACAACGAGGTTCTGAATAAGGCCAAAGAATCTAACAAGTAATCTTTAACCCCCATCTTATGTTGGGGGTTTTTTATTTCATTTATTTTTTGTATCTTTGTAAAATGAAATACGAATATACCTATATTAGCAACAAAGATTTTGGACAAGGAATGACTCAGGTTTCCAATTTGGCAAAACAAGGATGGAGATTAATATCAACAGTTACTCGTGGGGGAACCTATAAGTTTGTTTTAGAAAAAGAAGAACAATAATATAACCCCCCATCTTATGTTGGGGGTTTTTTATTTGAGAACTTTTTTGTATATTTTTATTATGATACAGGAAAATAAAACATTAAGTGTTAGGGTGGATATGACATATGTTAATGGTAGATTTAACTTTCAATTGTTTGCCGAAAAAGAGGTTAAACCTGAGATGTTGAGAGCTATGTTGGTTGGTGGTGTTGCTTTAACTATTAAAGCCGAAGAAGGTCCTGAGAAACAAGGTGTTGCTATGAAAGATGTTATTGATTACTTGACCAATGAGTTCATCTCAACCGATTCATTTGAGAATGCCAAGTATGTACAACCCGAGGATTAAAGTATATTTCATTGTATTTATGAATACATGAAGATTATTATAACAGAATCTCAACATAATAGATTACAAATGAAACGATGGCTCTTAAGAAGAGGAGAGTTGTTCATGAGTGAATATAATGATTCTCTTACACGAACTAATCCTTGTAATCATGATGATAGTAAAACTTATGTTAATAGGGTGATACATTCCACTATGGATGGACTTCATCCACAA